ATTTCAACAATCCGATATCGTCAAATATAAATCTTCAAGGCTTCCAAAATACCGTCATTCAAAATTCTCGCTTTACCCAAGGTGTCGTCGGCACTTCCGGCATCAATATAAACAACGGCACCAACAATACTATTTTGAAAATTACTAATGACAACTTCGTCGGAATTGCCAGCGCGACGGCGAGCGCCATCAATTATGCGCCAACAATTTCCGGCGCCGCTTCTCAGATAATAGTTTCTCATAGCACTTTCTCAACGTTCTCTGTCGGTGTCAATCTGACGAAAGGTTCAGGAACGTCGCTCACCGGCATCCAGATTCTCGACAGCAACTTCAACGATCCGACGTGTGTACTCTCGGACAGCACCGCCGGCTGGCTAAACGGCGTAATGGTGAACGACAACATCTGTACCTACACGACGGCCGGCGTCAGCCTTGGCGCACCTACCGATTTCAACGTCGAAGACAATAATTTCAACGGCAACAGCACATCGAACGCCGCGGTCATCGTCGGCAGCGCAGCAGTGCAGGGCTTCGTCAACGGCAACATCATCGTCGGCTCGTCGAATACGAATTTCATAACAAATGGGTCGAACACGACGACGGCGACCAACAACATCAACCCGTCGTCGACCGGCTCGACGGCGAATGGCAAGGTTCCGCTCGTCGTCCAGTACACGTGCTCGACCAACTACTATGTGAACACGTCAACCGGATCGGACTCAAACTCGTCCATCCAGGCGCAGAATCCCGCCACGCCATGGAAGACGATTGGCAAAGCGACAGCGACGAGCAACGTCTTCGGTGGCACCGGGGGCGTCTGCGTGAACGTGGCGCCGGGCACCTATAGCGAGACCGTGACGCTTCAGACGAATGCGAGCGCGCCTTACAATGGCGGCAGCACCAATTCGAACACGGGCTACGGCGTGCTCCGCTGCACCGGCACGGCCGGTTCCTGCACGATCTCGGAGCCGAGCGGCACAAACCCGGCAGTCACTTTCACCGCCTCCTACATGGGGATTGACGGCTTCACGATCACCGAGAGCGGTACGACCAACCAGAACCAATGCATAGGGGATAGCACGCAGGCATTTCCTTATTATTACCCGCACCATATATTCATCATCAACAACACGGTTACGAACTGCGGCGGCGGCGGGATGGATATTTCCTTGGTGGATGATCTTTATATCCAGCGCAATACCGTATCTGTAACTGCCGGAACCAACACGAATCAGGAAGCCGGCATCAGCCAGGCGACGCCGCGGCCGGCTGGCGCGTCCACGACGAGCAACACCATCGCCGCATCTGGCTCGAAATCCTTCACGGTCACCGGCACGGTGTTCGGCTTCGTGACCGGCGATCCGGTCATCGCGTATGAGACGAGCAACGTCGCCAATTTCATGCTCGGCACCGTGACAAGCGCCAATAGCACGACGGCCGTCACGATGAACGTCACGTCGAGCGGCGGCAGCGGGACGATTACAGATTGGACGATCGCCATAACTGGCGCGCAGTACGTGGCCGGGCCGCTCGATGGCTTCCTCGGAAACTACACCTCGCATGGCGGTAGCACCGTGGACGTGCGCAACATCATTGCCAACAACATCAGCCACGACAATCTCGAGAGCTACACCGGCTCGCATACGGACGGCGAGGGGATCAAGGTCGATTGCCTGGGTATGGTCTGCGGTTTCGGCTATGAGCACGGCACGATCGTTACCGAGAACGTGCTCTACCATAATGGTGGTGCCGGGCTCAGTATCGGCCGGTCAGATTGGGTATGGTCGGTGAACAACTCGACCTATAACAATTTCATCGACCAGCAGAATACCGGCGGCCAACGTGGCGACATCAGCAACATCAACGGCTACCATTCGACCGTTCAAAACAACATCGCTGTCAGCGTGCCGGGCAGCGGCGTTACGGCCAACAACAACGCGATCCAGGGCCAGAGTGTCACCGATCCATTCTATGTCGGAAACTTCGCATTCCTGACGAATGCCACGAGCAACACGTGTCCAGGCGGCGGCACAGGGCCGGGGGGCGCTACCGTCTGCTATTACTCGCCCGACGTGATTGCCCAGAGTAACAACAGCTATCCGGTTAACCCGCAGTACACGAACGCGGCCGGCGGCAACCTTACCCCTGTCGCGGCGTCGCCCGTGCGGAACGCCTGCACGTCGCCGTTCACGGCTTTCACGGTTGCCATTGTAAATTGCGGGGCGCTCTAATCAGGTATCGATTTATTAGGGAATGTCCATATAATGCCACGCGACCCGAACGAGCGGAGCACCTTCATGGATAGCGGTTGGAGTGTCGATCGGTTGACGGCAGACGCGCTTTCTCTGGCGGCGCTCTTGGGTGGCTGGATCGGCACAGCATTCGGCAATCTCGCGGCATGGCTGCCGGCGATGGCGACTTTCCTGGCCTGCGTCTATTACGCAATCCAGGCTTACGAGAGCGAGACGGTCCAGCGGTTGCTCCGGAGGAAGCCGTGACGGTCACGCTCGCCCAGGTCGTCGCGCAGACCGAGAGCCGCGGCAATCCATGGGCCGTGCGGTTCGAGCCAGCCGTCTATGCGCGATATCTGGCGGTCGACGACCAGACGGCGACGGCGATTGGCGCACAGATCCGGGAGTTCGAGCAGATCCATGGATGCTCGCCGGACACGGCGCGGGTGCTCCTGAGCTCGAGTTGGGGCCGCTATCAGATCATGGGGTTCAATCTGGGCCAGCACGTGCTCCAGTTCGCGGCCGACCCGGACAGCCAGGATGCGAAGTTCATTGTCTTCTGCCAGCGCCTCGGCGTGACGGACGCGCAGATGGCGGATGCCTCGTGGCTGATCGACGACGCGGCCGGCATGGATTTCGCCACGCGTTATAACGGCCCGGCCAAACCTGCCAGCTATCTCGCAAGCCTGCGCGCCAGCTACGCCGCGCTGAACGCGCCTCCTGCGTGACCAGCCGCCATGCGTTTCCTCCGGTGGATCGATGTGCAGGTCAATCGGGCATTCTGCTGGTCAAGGTTTTATTGGGAAGGACAGACGCTTTCGATGCATGCCGGGATGGCGATGCTGAACGGCCATAGGTGGGCCTGCCTATTCTGCAAATTGCTCGACCTGTTCGACCAGGGCCACTGCGCACAAAGTTTGAAAGACGACGACTAGCGGTATATCATCCGCCGAAATTCGACTTGACGCCGTTTTGGAGTTGAGCACATGGCTATCAACATCAGCATTCCGATGCCCAGCGCCTCGATGCTCACGCTGAGCGGCGCCAAGACCTATCTCGTGGCACTCGGCACCATCGCGTTCGCCGGCCTCTCCTACTGGAAGGGCACGATGGATCTCAATACCGCCGTGACCTACGCCCTCTCGGCCGGTGGCCTCGGCGCGCTGCGGCATGGATTGAGCACGGCCGGGGCGATGGCAGTCGAGAAGATCGTCGTGCAGGTTATCGCAGCGATCCAGGCGATGCCGCAGCCGGCCGCCCCGCCGGTGGTTGCCCCGCCGGATCCTGCTCCAGCGCCGGTCCCGGTCGTTACTGTCGTTGCTGTCCCAGCGGCTCCAGCCGCCCAGGTGCAGCCGTGAAGGCCGCTCTCGCCGTTGCCGTGCTCGCCCTCTCGCTCGGCGGCTGCGGCGCGCTGTCGGCCGTGAATGCTCCGAGCCCGACGACCGCCGGCATGCCATCCTCGGCCGCACAGAAGCTCGCCGAGTTCGCCGCCAGCGATGTTGCAGCAGCGCTCGCCGACGCCAAGGCGCAGACGCCGCCGGATGCGGTGGCGATCGCCTGCTGGAGTGACGTGCTGGCCGTGCTGCCGTCGCTCAACGTCTCGACGCTCGGCGCCCCGATGCTCCTGCAGAAGGCGCGCGATGGCGTCACGGTCGGGCCGGCGGTCATGCGCGACTGCCAAGGCATGATTCCGTTCCCCTGATTTGTGAGGCAGCATGTCCGAAACCACCGTTACCAATCCCGTCGCGCCGGCGCCGGCCAGCGTCACTATCACGCCAGCCGCCAGCGACTTCACATTCACGGCGCAGGGCCGGCATTTCTGGGTCGGGGTCATCGATCCTGGCCCGGTTCCCGCCGTCGAAGGCGGCCCATGGATTTGCTGGGGCGAAGAGGTCAACAACGTCTGGACGGTGGGCACGACTGCCGCGCTGATCGCCGCCAATCTGTCGGGCGTCTTTCCGGGAGCGAACGGAACCGTGGCAGCCTTCTTCGTGAACCTCGCCAAGATCCTCGACAGCGCCTTCTCGTCGATCCTGCCGCCCATGGCGCCGCCGGTGCAGACGGATGCGCAGAAGATCACCGCGGCGTTCCAAGCTGGTTACATGGGGGCGACGGTCGCGGCCAATGGCACGGTGAGCTTCACGGCGTCGACAGCCATCCCCGACTGATGGTCTACATCAAGCCCATGTCCGCGTTCTGCCGGAAGCATGGGTCGAAGCGCGTCGAGATGATCCCAACCAGGCGCGAGAAGGCGGCAGATGGCACCTACGGCCTGCCGACCGGCTATTTCTGCCCGGAGTGCGACAAGCTGGAGAAGGCGAAGAAGTCGGGGCTCAAGTATCCCCGTCCAGTTAACCCTCGCTGATACTATCCGTAGTGTTTGGCCGACCATGGAATTCCTGCGCAGCGTCCCAGCGCTCAGCGGTTTCACCTTCGGCGCTCACAGAACAGACAATGGAGGACCAAGAGAGCAGATCGATGGTGATGTCAACCATCAACCATTCGCTGGCGGGGTTCTCTCGATTAACGACCCTTACGGAGCCGTCCGGAAGACGCTTGAAAAACCAACCTTCTCGCCAGTGAAAACCAGTCGTTGCCCTATCACACTCCGCTACGCGGTCTCGCCGATCCTGCTCTTTTTTCGCAGCGAAATAGGTTTCCCGCGCGTCTTGGTCCTCCGCGTGCTTTACTCTCGCTTTTTCAAGAGCCTGACGGCAAGCGGGGCGCTCACACCACATCTTATCGAGACAGGATGAATTAGCTCCCGGCTGTCCGCAGTTGGAACAAATCGCCGTGTCAGGCGGCTTTCTCTCGATTATGGCGACGAACGCATCCTTTGAGGGCCAACACTTTTCCCACTTGACCCGCGCGCGCTCGCCGCGAACACTCACATCGGCGAGCGAACAACCCCGGAGATCAAAGAGGCGTCGATTATCGTAAACGCCCTTGCAGGTATAGAAGTCGGGGGCGCCATAACCCCGAATGTGATTGGTGATAATCTGAATTGTTGGTCGAAATTTGGTCATAGGACGTTCCTAGATTTTATGGTCATGGTTGAAACTGGATAGGCGCGGGCTCAAGGTCTGAGCGACAGGTTCTCTGGCACGATGTAGAGCTTGTTGCCGCTCCGGCTACCGCGTTGGCCGGGACTGGCGATCTCGATTTGCCCGCTGTTCAGCAGCCGAAGCACCGCGGCGCGCGCGTATCGCGTGGCATCGGCGTGGCTCATCTCGAGATAGCCCATCGCCGCCGTCGTCAGATCGAGAAGCGTGAACGAAGGCCGCAGCAGCAGCCAAGAACGGACGAAGGCTTGCGGCGGGATCGGGCGGCTTGACGGCGGTTCTGGTTCGGCGCATTCTCGGCGTCGGAAGATTCCAACCGTCTTCCTCCCTGTCTCGCCCGGCGCCGTAATGGCTGCCGGGCTCTTTTTTGTCAGGACGGTCATTGGTGCTTGCCGAACCGGCAGCGCGTGCCGGCGACGTACATCCCTGGATATTGCTCAAGCGCCCTCTGTGCGATGAGTTGTGCACCCGGCCCGGCGCATTCCCACGCGCTCAGATCGTGGTCGTCTTCCGGCACCTGTAGCGCTTCCTGGCAGTATTCGCGGTCGCCTTCCACGTAGGGATGGCCGATGACGCAGAGGACGACGATCAGGGCTAGCATGTTCTGCTCCATGGGCCGGCTTACGGCTCGTCGTCCGGCGGCCACCTGTCCATATTGCCCCAATTCGCGGCGGCAATCCAGACGGCGAAAACCGAGACGATTACGACGAAAAGTTCCATGCTACCCCTCATGCGCAATCGCGAAGGATGTTCTGGATGGTGAGCGCATCGCGCGTTGGCTTCAGCGCGCCGACCGTGCTGTACGGGTCAATCTTCATCCCAGCCGGCTTTTCGTCATCAGGCCGCCTCTCCAGCGCGGCAGCATAAATGCCGCATGCCTGGGCGAGAGTGATCGAGCCATTCACTCGGCTCATGCCGCCACGATCTCGCGCCTTGGCGATAAGTGCGCGCAACTCGCCGATCGAGATATCGCCGCTGCGGGACTTTTCCTTAGCGTCTCTCCTGTTCATGCCGACTTCTCCTGTTTCTCGATAGGCGAAACAACCCCGTCCCGCACCACATAGCTGCGCCCGTATCCCGCCGCCGCCAAGTCCGGAACCGTATCCTTCGGCCCGAGCGTCATGCCGACCAACGACGGGATGCCCTGCGCCTTAAGCAACCGGAAGAGCGCGCCGCGCCCATCTGCCGCACCCGGCGTCAGGATATCCGCCCCGTCGATGATCAGCAGGTCGCTGCCATCGATCTGCGCCAGCGCCACTTGCAGCGTCACCCGCACGCGATACTGTGCCGACTGGCCGAGATGCCGGTACGGCCGGCCGCCGTAGTAGATGCCGAGACCGGATTCATCTTCCATGATCTGAACCGGCTTCCATCCTGAGATCTCCGCGATTGGAGCGAGATGGGTTCGATTGAACATCATGAGGCATTCGTCAAGCGCATCGCGGCGCAGCCCCTTCGGATCGAGGATGGCCAGCAACCTTTCGTTCTTCTCGATCTCGCGGTGCTTCGCCGTCGCCTCGGAGCGCTGGCGTAGGAGGGCCAGGCCGAGCTCGGCTTTCGTCACATCATCGGCCGTCGTCGCTGCGAAGCTGCCGTCCGTCTGGCTTGCCTTCACGGGGTTCTTCGCCAGCCACTCCTTGGCATCGGCTGCCGCCTGCAGCGCAAGCTTGGCTCCGGCGAGCGCCCGGTCAGCCGTGCCGGCATCGATCTGCGCCTTGGAGAGATCGCCGGATGCGGCCGCCCGCTTGTCGCGCCGATCCTTGATTTCGGATTGCGGCAGCGCAACGTCGGCCTTTTCGAGGATCTGCCCGTGCAGGTTCGATCCGACGCGCACCGGCTTGGAGCAGTGCGGGCAAGACAGCGCGTTGTGAGCATCGGTCGGGACCGGCAACGCATCGAGCGCCTGGCGGCAGCCGGCAACGCGCCGATCGGCCGCCGCGTACGCTTGGACGGCTTCCTCGTGCGCATTGTGCCGCGCGTCGTAGGCATCGGCCAGCGATTGCTTCGCCTGCCGCTCGGCATCGCTGGCGCCGGCGTTTCGCAGCGCGGCCGCGTGGCGCTCCTTTGCCTCCGTCACGCGCTGCTCGGCCTGCTCGATAGTCACCAGGTCCATGCGCGCGTCCCAGCCGGGCGGGAGCCAGCCGGCGGCGATCACCGATCCGTACCGCTTGGCCTTGGTGATCTGCTCCCACGCGCCTTTGGCCTTCTTGTTGGCTTCGACAAGCCGGGCGTGGGCCTCGTCCCATCCCTGGACTATCTCCGACAACACGGTGCCAAACTGGTCCATCTCGATGCCGTCAGCGCGTAGCTTCTCGGCGATCGCGGAATGCTTGGCACCGTCGTCGCGCATCAGCCGGGCGGCGGCGTTCTCGGAGAGCGGGATTTCGCGGAGGGCGCGGAAGATCGCGTCGCGCTTCGGCGTGGCCTTCAGCACACCGATCAACTGCGCCGCGCGCTCGGTCTGCGACATGTCGACGAGGCTGGTGAGGCCGGCAGCAAAGGCCGTGGCGCGGGGCGGATTGCCGGTGCTACTCACGGCGCCTTCGGGGAGTGCCACGCGGACGCTGCCGTCAGGGGCCCGGACCTCGACAAGGCCGCTCTCGGCCCCATCGTGGACTAGCTGCGCCATCTCCTTGCGCAACAGGTCCGGCATGATCTGCGAGCCGGTAACGGCGGCGGCCACGGCGCCGAGAGTGCTGCTCTTGCCGTTGTCGTTCTCGCCGGCCACGAGGGTGACGCCGGGGCCGATGTCGAGATCGGCGGTGCGGACGCGGCGGATGTTGCGGATTGAGGCTTGCATGGTCAATTCTTTCTCAGATTCATTTCGATTTCGCGCAGGAGCGAGAGCGCGGTATCGCGATTGGTTGGGCCATTGAGCGCATCAGCGATCCGCTTGAGGCTTATGGCGATAGACGCAAGCGCGGCGGCTCTGTCGAGCATCGCGATATCGAGTTCCAGTCGCCTTATCGTATCGAGATAGACATCGTCACAACGACATTCTGGAATTTTTGCCGGAATATCCGCAATATCGGTCGCCACCACAAAAAGATGTGGTGCAAAATAACCGCCCATATCGTGGATTTCGACCATTCCATCCGACATGACAGACACAATCCGGTGCACCGGACCTCCGTTCTGCTCATGGGCAAATCGGACGATATCTCCTTTGGCTAGGTCGGCCATAATCAGACATCCAGTTCAGTGCCGTTGTTGATGGGCCGATAGTCCTGGGCGATTTGCGCCTCGCGCAACCGCTCAAGCTCGGGCGCTGCCGGATTCTCGCTCTGTTGCTCGACCTGCGCCGGCTCGGCCTGCTTCGCGCCGCCGGGCGGGCGGCCGCGGCGCTTCTTCTGCTCGGCTTCGGCCGGCTGCGCTTCGGTGTCGGTGATCTCGCCGGTTTCGGGGTCGACCGTCTCGTGCGTCAGCTCGAGCGCCGGGCCGGAATGGTCGTCGATGCCGGGCCGGAACGACATCGTGTCGGCGCTGGCGGCAATCGCGTCGTCGCGGCGCAGCATGTCTTCGATCTCCGTCGACATCGGGAGGTATTTCGAGAGGCGCCTGATCGCGGACTTGCGAGCCATCTGACCGTACCAGCCGACCCACGGCCCGCTGTCCGCCGTCTTCGACGCCTTGCGGATTTCATCAATCTGCCAGCGCGGCAGCACCTCGCGCTGCACGGTTCCATCCTTCAGTCGGGCGATGGAATAGACCGCGATGATCGGCCCCGGATCGCCATCCATGAAAGGCTTGTGCTTGATGCTTTCCTCGTCGCCGAGCTCGTAATCGAACAGGTCATTTTTGTAGACCTCGTGCGCGACGATCGACATCAACTCGCCGGACTGGCGCATTTTCTTGATGATGCCGTACACCATCGGCATCCACTGGACGGCCTTGATCCATTTTTCCTGCACACCGCCGCCTTCGGTCGGAACCTTCACCTTCGTATTGAAGATCACCAGCGCGCCCTCGCGGCCATCCGGCAGCAATCCGTCCTGGGCGGCGCGCATGCAGGCGCCGAAAAGGCTCTTGCGATCGGCCAGCAGGAGATCGGGATTTTGATTGATGGCCGTGATGGCGATGCGCTTGAACCTGTCGACGGGGATATGTTGAGGCAGCACCGTGCTGAACTCACGCCCCATTTGCTCAAGTTGGTAGCGCACGACATCGATCGGCTTTTGCGGCTGCATGGCTTGGCCGGGCGTGGCCAGCTTCGGGCGGGTGACTTCGGACATGTATGCAGATCCTTCATGAAATTATGCAAAAACGGGAGAGATTATGCAGAACCTATGCAGCGGCGGCCTTCATCTCGTGCAAATGCCGGTAGATCCTGGCGCAGGCGCGGACATCGACCATCGCATCGTGCGCGCCGGCCAGATCCTCGCCGAAGAAATGCCGGATCGCCTCTTCCAGCTTCGGCGCCTTGTAGCCAGTGAAGCCGGCCGCGATCTGCTTTTCCGTCAGCGGGCATTTCGTGAGGGGTTTGGCGGCTTCCATCGTGCAGTACGATTTGCCGCCCTCGATCGCCTCGATAAATTCCCGCGTCCAGTTCGAGCGCAGCATCGCAATTCGCATGATGCGCCGGTCGAAGCCGATATTATGCGCAACCGTTACGTCGGCGCGCTCCGTCAGCGCGTGATAGATCGAGACGACATGCGCTTCCGGCACGCCGCAGGCCATGGCGATATCCGTCGTGATGCCGGGGATCTTGGCGACATCATCGGGGATCGTCCATCCGTCCGGCCGCACGATCAGGTTCACTGCGGCGCGCTCCGTCCAATCGTCGTCGAGAAGGATGGCGGCAAATTGTACGACGTGGGGCTGCGACGGCTCGTCGGAGGGCGCGCGGAAATTCGGAAGGCCAGTTGTCTCCGTATCGAACACGAGATGCATTTATTCCTCCGATGTGCCGCGACCATGCGGGCAGCAGGCGCCGTGCGCGCCGCAATATTTTGATGAGCAGAGGTTTGACCGCGGGTTCGGAATGAACACGCCGATATCGCCGGTCTGCGTGAAGGCCATATAGGCGCGCTCCATATCCTTCAGCGTCGCCCAGGCCAGCCGCTCGCAGGCGCCCGGATCATATTCGTGCGTGACCGGCGGCTCCTGTTCCTTGCGCAGCGTCATGCGGCGGATGAACCGCTCGCGGACCTTCGTGACCGGCTGTCCCGTCGTCCGCTGCAGCGCGCTGTAGCAACCGAACTGGCTGCCGTGATAGCTGGCGGTCTTACCGGTTTTTATGTCCTCAATACCGTCGCCGACCGTATAATCAGGCTGGCCGGAAAGCACGAAGCCGGGCGAGAATTCCGCCTCAAGCCGTGTCTCGACGGCGAGCGGCTGGACGATGGGCGCCACGTGCGTGCGGAAGCTGCGCATCTGCCGAAGCGACTGCTGCTGCGCCGTGTTGAGATCGCCCGTCGTGCTGTCCCACATCACGCCGCCCTCGATCTCGTCGGCGAGCGACTGGAGCGTGCGCTGATCGGCCTCGTTGGCGTTGCCCAGCAGCCCGGTGGTCATTTTCTCGGTCATCGTGTAGGCCGCGCCGGCGTGGGTTGCCGTGCCGCTGGCGGCGCCGATGCCGGCCGGAAGCTGGCGGATGCGATAGCCGGCCGCTTCGAGCATTTCGCGGAAGACTTTCGTGGCGCAGCGGAGTTGGCAGTCGCCCCAATCAGGCGTGGCGCTAGATCTTATGCGGACTATATTTTCAGTCATAACAGATGAGTCCTCTTGTTGCTCTTTTTGTGGTTGTCGGTTTTCCACATTGGCCGAAGGTTCGAAAGAGCCCAACATATCTTTATGCTCGGATCGTCTATGCCAGAAAAAACAAAAGATGATTTTGGCACTTCGCTACGCAGCAGCCTGCTGGCGATAAGCGTGGCGCCTTTCGCCCGCAGGCGCTCGACGATATCGGTCATGGGAATGTCCTCTTCAGCCATACACGGACAAAGCGATAAATCGACCAAAGCCAAAGCGCCGATAACACGGCTTTCGGAAATGGGCCGTTAGGGAATAGGATCGCGTCTAGTCCGGCCGTGACCGCGAGCATGATTTGGGAAAATTGCCAGTCGGTCATGGCTTCACCTTCGGGATTATATGCAGCCTGTAGACGATAGGCTCGCCTATCGCGGTTTTTATGGCCTCGTCCCGAGACGCGTGGCCCCATCCGATATCAAGGCCATGGGGGCATAAATAGGCATTCGCCCAGCATTCCCGCAAATCCTCACCTTTGACAAATATAACGTTGCTCACGGCCCAACCCTCCCATCCATCGCCGCCGCGATCAGCAGCCCCAACGCAAAAAGCGCGGACGAGACGATAAAGCGGTGCGCGGTGGCGCTCATGATTTAATCCTCCGCCCCACTAAGATCCTCGCCGTCTTCGCCATCGTCCTCTTCGACGGGCTCGGATATCCTCGGCGCCGGCATCTCAATGAAGGCTACGACCGAGATCGCGAGGTCACGGATCGTCTGGAGATTTTCGGCGCTCTCGGCGAGCACGATGATAGAGCGCAGCGTCGCGTCGATCAGCGGAAGCGCGCGGAAGGCCATGGCGATTTGGCCCTCCGTCGTGTCGTCGATCTGGCCGGCAGGGTTGAGCAGCGCGACTTCTGTATGGCCCCATTTAATAGAGCGCGTGATGGCCCCGTCTGACGCGACGCATTCCCATTCGCCGCCGGGCGGGACGATGGCGCGAATTAATTCCGCGTCGAAATGGTAGGGCCGGCGCGACTGCGCATCATAGAAAGCGCGTCTGATAGCGGAAGCGGTGGCGCTCATGATTTAATTCCCTGCCGTTGTGATAGGCCGAATATCGCCCCACAAATCGCTTGCGTCAACATCGAAATGTGCTACAAACGAAATTAATCGCGATGCCATGGGATACGCCCGATGATATCACCAATTATCTTGACCGGAAGACAGGTTGCCCGAGCGCGCAAGCTTTGCGAGTGGAGCCAGCAGGCGCTCGCCGATGCGTCACAGGTCGGCAAGGCGTCGATCAGCCGGGCGGAAGGGGCTTCTGATCTTCCGGCAGCGATCAGCATCACAAATATGCTTTGTCTTGTTGGCGCATTCGAGCGAGCGGGCGTAGAGTTCGCCCTTCGAGATCGGACGATTGTGATCGTAGGCCGAACCATCCCTGTCGAATAGGAGCAACGCCAAATGGCCATGAAGTTGAACGCCGAAAACGTCGCCGCCGGAGACGCATCCGCCGCCCGCAAGTCCAACCGCGCGCAGGCGATCCGCGACGCGTGCCGGGACATCGCGAACCTCGAAGCCGAGCGCGACGGCGTGAGCGAGCAGATCCGCGAGATCCGGCAAAAAATCGTCAAGGGCGAACTGGGGATGAAGCTTGCCGACTTCGGCATGGCCTACCGCCTGTACAAGCTGGAAGACGACGACCGAGACGAGCTATTCGGCACGATCCGCGAGTGCTTCTCCGCGCTCGGCGTCGGGGAACAACTCGATTTCCTCAAGGCGGTCGATAAGGCTGCCGCACCTGGCGCCGGGCCGGTCGACGCCGATGGCTTCTCGACGGCGGCGCAGCAGCAGGTAGCCGAGGCCGAGGCGTATAACCTCGGCGAGAAGGCGGCGCGCGATGGGACGGGCCTCGAAAGCTGCCCGTACACGGCGGCGCAGAAGCGGCTCAAGGCCAGGTTCGAAGAAGGTTGGAGCGACGCCAAGGCCGGTTCGGACAAGGTGACGCCGATCGGCGAGGCGAAGCGCGGGCGCGGACGGCCGAAAGGCAGCGGAAAGGGCGCGGTCATGACCGTTGTCAGCGAAACGCTCGGCCCGAATATCGAAGAAGATTTCCTACCAGATGCTCCGACCGCAGGTTTCGACGACCTCCCGACCGAGCCGCCGGAGAGCGACGACAGCCCGCAGCCGGAGATGGCTGACACGGAATACTGATCCGTCCGCAGGAGGCTGGTCCTGAGCTAGCCCGCTGCGTTTTTCGGCCCGTTCAGTCCGGCTTCGGGTGGATGAAAAGCCGGCATCCTTTCGGGGGATTTTCCGTGATAGTTTTGGCCCTTGATGTCGCGACAGCTTCAGGCGCCTGCTGGGACGGCCCGGACGGCGCCCCGCGCTTCTGCACCTTCCGCGCTCCGTCTCCCGTCCGCGGCGATGGCGGCTTCGATCTCAGCCGCACGTTTCTCGAGTTCGACCGCTGGCTGACTGGCCATATACAGCTTGTGCAGCCGGAGCGCATTGCGTTCGAGGCGCCAATGCAGGTTGCCGGGCCTGGTGCATCGAGCCGGCCCACGTCGCAGCAGGCGGTGCGGATGTTGCTCGGGCTGGCGGCGATCACAGAGCTTGTCGCGGCCAAGGCGGAAATCCCGATATACGAGCTCAATATTGCGACGGCCAAAAAGCTGTTCGCGGGCCACGGGCGGGCGGATAAGCAGCAGATGATGGCGCGGTGTGCGCAGCTGGGGTGGACGGTGAAGACCGATCATGAGGCGGATGCGGCGGCTGTTTGGCTCGCGTTGAAGACGACTGAGCGGGGTTGGCAGCTTCCGCAGCTGGCGCTTTTTGGGCAGCGGCGATGACAGTACAGATCATCGGCGGGGATAGCCGAGACGTGCTGAAGACGCTCGCTGATAACAGCATCGATAGCTGCTGTACCGATCCTCCCTATGCGCTTGTGTCGATCGTGAAGCGGTTCGGCAAGCCAGGATCAGCGGCGGCGGTTGACCGTGACGGGCTCTATAAGCGCGCCTCGGCGGGATTCATGGGCCAGCAATGGGACACGGGCGAGACCGCCTTCGCTCCCGAGTTCTGGGCGGAAGTCCTGCGCGTGCTCAAACCGGGCGCCCATCTTGTCGCATTCAGCGGGACGCGGACCTATCACCGAATGGCGGTGGCAATCGAGGATGCAGGCTTCGAAATCCGCGACATGGGGCAATGGCTCTATGGGTCTGGATTTCCGAAAAGCCATAACGTCGCGGTCGCGGTCGACAAAGCGTCTGGCGTGGCGCCTCGCGGCAAGGGCTTCAACATGAAGGGTGGCGGCGATCGGGCTCAAGAGTTCGAGACGAACGGCCGAGAATTCCTGCCGCCCTATAAGGCGGTAACGCCAGCGGCCGGGGCATGGGAAGGCTGGGGCACTGCGCTAAAGCCTGCCGTTGAGCCCATCTGCATCGCGCGCAAACCGCTCAGCGAAAAGACCGTCGCGGCCAATGTCCTGAAATGGGGCACGGGAGCACTCAATATCGACGGGTGCCGGATAGAATCGGCGGAGCAGTGGGGGGCGAGCGGCGATGCGGCGCCGGTGCCTTCAAATGGGATTCTGGGCGATGGCCTCAACAATTCAGGCCGCAGTGCAAGCAGCGCTCTCGGCCGCTGGCCGGCGAACGTCATCACAGACGGCTCTGACGAGGTGCTGGCAACTTTCCCGGATGCTCCCGGCCAGCAGCAAGCCGTTGGGCCGCAGCACGGCGCGAAAGCTAGCGTGAACTGCTACGGAGATTATGGTGCGAGGGAGCAATTCGATCCGCGCAACGATACCGGTTCGGCCGCCCGCTTTTTCTATACCGCGAAAGCTGACGCCGAGGATCGCTTCGGCTCCAAACATCCGACCGTAAAGCCGGTCGACCTGATGCGCTGGCTCTGCAGGCTCGTCACGCCGCCGGGCGGGACGGTGCTCGACCCGTTCGCGGGGAGCGGAACCACGGGCGCCGCTGCCATTGCCGAGGGATTCGACTGCATTCTGATCGAGCGCGAGGCCGCGTATCTCAAAGATATAGAGTTGCGCATCGCGCATGCCGAAGGGCGCGGAAGGCATTCTGCAGCCGTCAAAAATCGCAATAAGCCGATTGACCACGGCCCGCTATTTTCCGACGCGCTCAACCGAGGAGAGGGAAAATGACCGAGAAAACGAGCCAGGAATATGGCGGCGAATTGATGCGGCTCCTGTCGCAGGCGCAGACTCTCGTCACCTGCATCGCCCTTGCGCGTGATCGGGAAATGAAAGACGCATACACGGCCGGCGAGCGCGACATGGCTGCGCGGATCATCGAGGCGGCGATGGCGGCGAGCAAAGCGGGCGAGCCGGTGCCGGAGGTGCGCGGCGGCGTGACGGATGTGGATGATGAATTCGAGCTGGAGGATGTGCTTGAATCCTTCACAGTGGATGCGGAAATCGCTGATGCGCCCCCCGCCGAAGCCGTGACGGAGATGGAGCGCGCCTTCATCCAAACCGAGTGCGACAAGCCGCCTGCGGCGGTAGAGTCCGAATGGGTTGACGTGCTACCCGAGCGCCGTCCGGTGACAGCCGACGATATCCTTGAGACCTTCCCGCTCGTCGTTGCGCCTCCGGCCGGCCTCCCCGCGGGAATCAGGGCGTGCGAAGCGCAAGCCGAAGCCATGACCAAGATGGCGGAAGGCTATATCGGCGCCGCGGACGGCAACGATGCGCCTCGATCACGCACTGAAGCAAATATCGCCGCTCGGCTCGCGCCCATTTGGACCGATGAAGAGGATGAAAAGTTACGTGATATGCCGAATTGGAAGCCCGGCAGCAAAGCGGAGGTGGAAGCGGCGATGCCTGGGCGCATCCACGGAGCCTGCTATACGCGTTGTCTGCAAGTTCTTAAATGCATCCCCCCGACCGTTGGGCAGATGAACATTTGGGCTGCTGAGCGCTTTGCTGCCTCTCACGCAGGCCACACCGCCAAGATCGAAGAAGCCGTAGCCGTCCGCGCGGCCGCACAAACCCGCGTCACCGTTGACGACGTGATCAACACGCTGCGCCGAGCCGGCGACACGGCATATTGCTCCGACGCGCCGCTGTTCACGCTGTTCGAGGTGAATCAATGCAGCCGGAACCGCGCCGAATTGCTGGCGAAGGCGAACAAGTACCGGGCGCGCGCATCGCTGGCGCCGTGGACCGATGATCAGGTCGCGTGGTTCCGGCCGCTGGCTGCGGCCCCGGCGAAAGCCAAGCCGCCGTTCACGCGGTACAATCGGCCGTGACACCGCGCCGGCTCGCGTCTGACACCTATTCCGCGGTCCTGCTCGGCGGCCATCTGGTCACGATCACGGTGTCGCGTGATGCGGCCGGGCATCCGGTCGAGGTGCTGCTGACGACTGGCGGGAAGATCGGGCAGGCGATGGATCAGATGCTTGTGGATCTCGGCGTTGCCATATCGCGCGCCATTCAGGACCGTGATCCGTCGACGGGCTTGCCCGTCTCTGAGAGTTGAGTTAGCTTTCTCGCGAGGTGCGGCTTACGAGGATAGCGCCCGGCCAGGCGCCCCTCGGACAGACGCTAATCGACCGCTCCCTGCCCGGATGGTATTGCGGCCGCATCTCGCTTATCTCGGCAGGACTTTGGCAGGGTCAGCATGATCAACACGCCACAATGTTGCCCGGATGCAGCGACAGCGCGCCCGAAGCCGCTCGCGATCGATCTATTCTGCGGGCTCGGCGGCTGGACGGAAGGATTGCTCGCCGAAGGCTGGGACGTAATCGGCTTCGACATCGAGCGCCACGTCTACGGCGATCACCGCTACCCGGCGCAGCTCGTCGTTCAAGATGTGCTGACGCTTCATGGATCGCAGTTCCGCACGGCTGACCTCATCGTGGCGTCGCCGCCATGCCAGGCCTATTCGTGGCGCGCAATGCCGCGGAAAGCCGCAAAGGCAGCACCTCCGCCGAGCAACGAACTGTTCGACGCATGTTTCCGCATCCAACGCGAAGCCTGCGAGGCAGCCGGCCGGCATATCCCGATGATCGTCGAGAACGTGCGCGGCGCGCAGAAGTGGGTTGGCCGCGCTCGCTGGAATTACGGCAGCTTCTACCTTTGGGGCGATGTGCCGGCGCTAATGCCGCGTCCCTGCAGCGATGGCGTCAAGGTCGGCGGCTTGGATTGGAAGCATCCCGACGATCCGCGGCACCGGACAGGGCAAGCGTTTAATCCAGCGGCGCAGGGCGCTGCAATACAAGAGGGACGGAAGGCTGTCGGATCTGGGCGTGCGTGGTTCGATGAAAGCCTGAATAGTCGCCGCCGGGCGGCGACCGGGATCAAGAATGGTGGCGGCTGGTTTGGTTCAGGTAATAACTCGTCACTAATGCGCCGCGCATCGAGCAAGTCGACATCGCGTAAATTCGCATCAGCGTTGATCGCCAAAATCCCCCTGCCGCTCAGCCGCCATATCGGGCGGTGCTTTTATCCGAAGGGCACGCCATGACCGATCCCCGCCAGGACATCGGCATCGACCTCCCGAAGCTCGGATGGTCGATCTGCTATTTCGAGCGGGGGCGGATGTGGACTTTCGATTTGCGATGGAAAAGTCGGGCGCAGGCTGAGGAAGCTTTGCGAACGTCTCAGGCCGGAACGGTTCTGGTGCCGCTCTACGATTGGACCAGGCTGAACAGGTTCCTGACGCGATGGACGCCGAAATCGTGAGCGGCCCGGAGCAAGATCCCGAAACGTGCCCGAATTGCGATGGCGCAGGCTGGTTCGAGGATGACGACGGCGACGATATTCCGTGCCCGTTTTGCGACGGCAGCGGCGAGATGGAGGCGGAAGAATGATGGCACTCGACGAACCGCCGCCATTCGAAGACGAGCCATATTTCGAGCCGCCCTCACGGCCTATCGCGATGCCGCCGACGAAGCTCGCCAACCCCCTGCCACAGCCGCCGAGCTCCGTCGAAGCCGAGCAGGCGCTTCTCGGCGCCATCCTCGTCAACAACGCGATGTATCACCGCGTCGCCGATCGGCTGCAGGCTATCCATTTTGAATTCGGCGTCCACTCCCGCATTTACGAGACGATCGCGGGCATGATCGATGGCGGCAAAATCGCCGATGTCGTCACCGTCTCGCGTTTCTTCACGGCCGATCCAGAATTGGTGCAGCACGGCGGCGCGCAGTACATCGCACGGCTGGCGGCCAGTGTCGTGACGATGGTGAATTCGAGATTCTATGCCGACCACATAATAGACACATGGCGCCGGCGCGAGATCATCGCGCGCGCCTGGCAGGCGATCAACAACGCGGCTGAACTGGATACAGAACGCGACGCGCTGCGGATCGCCGAGGAATTGGGCGCAGGCATTGCGGCGCTCGCGGAGGAGGATGGCCGCGGCGAGAGTGTCATGAGCCTGCGGGAAGCCATGCAGGCGGCACAGCGCGCCACGGAGAGTGCTGTAAAGCGCGGCGGGGCCGGCGGGCTCCCCACCGGCATTGTGTCGCTCGATGATCGCTCTGGCGGCCTCTATCCGGGGCATCTGATCGTCATCGGCGGCCGCCCCGGCATGGGCAAGTCCGCACTCGCCCAGACGGTCGCATCGAACGTGGCCTATGCCGGCGGCACGGTTGGATTCTGGTCACTCGAGATGCAGCCGGAAGATATCGGCTGGCGCGAGATCGCCGGCCTTTCCGGCATGACGACGAAAGACCAGATGCGCGGCACGGCAGGGCTGGGTGGTATCGAGCGCCAGCAGCTCGCTATCGATGATGCGGGCGACCTGCCGCTCTACATCTTCCCGCGCGGCGGTATCGGGCTTGCCGAGGTGCAGCGCCAGGCGCGCAGCTTGCAGCGGCGCCGCGGCTTGGCACTCATCGTGATAGACCATCTTCAGATCATGCGGACGCGCGGCAAGAAGGAAGAGAACCGGCGGCTCGAGCTGGGCGCCATCAGCGGCGGTCTCAAGGCGCTCGCGAAGGAACTCGGTGTGCCGGTCATGTTGCTGTCCCAGCTTTCGCGCGCCGTCGAGATGCGAGACGACAAGCGGCCACAGCTTTCCGATCTGCGCGAGACCGGCGATATCGAACAGGATGCGGATTGCGTGTGGCTGCTGCATCGCGAAGAGGTGTATTTGAAACAAAACGCCCCGCAGCAGCGGCAGGCCGAGACGACGGATAATTTCGAGGAGCGGTGTCGCAATCATCAGGCGGCCCTCGTGCGATGCGCCGGCGTGGCGGATTTAAATCTGGCGAAGCTGCGGTTCGCTGACACGGTGACGATCAAGCTAAAATTCTCCGGCGCGCGGAGCCGGTTCGATGACATTGGAGGGACTGCGTGGTGAGCGATTGCGAATTGCCGGCGCCGATTGTCGATGCGGAAATCAGCCTTATCGGCCTCCCGTTCATGATGGTCCACGTCCTCCGTTTGAAGAAATCGAAGGCGTGGTTGGCCTGTAAAAAGAAGCCGGCGCTCGCCTACTATCTCATGAATTTGTGGATGGCGGCGTGGTACGAAGAGCCCGCGGCATCGATCGAGGATGATGAAGATGCACTCGCTGACGCGGCCGGATGCACCGACAAGCAGTGGCGAGAGATGAAAGAGATACTGCTGCGCGGCTGGGTGAAGTGCTCTGACGGTCGCCTCTATCATCCGTTCCTGTGCGAACTCGCCGAGGAGGCTTGGCACGGTCGCAGATCGGAAGAGAAGAAAAAAGCCAAGGAACGCGAGAAAAAACGCGCCCAACGCATTCAACTTTCCCCGGGACAAAATCCGCCTGTCCCCGAAATGTCCCTATGGACAGGGCATGGGACAGAAACGGGACGTCCCCATGGACAGAAAAATCCTGTCCCCGATTTGTCGGCACGTAAGGGAAGGGAAGAGAAGGTAAGGGAAGAAAGAGAGTCTAGTGATCATAGATCTCTCAGTAGCCCCAGCGAGGGCGCGCGCGAAATTGCCGAGGTGTTCGAGGAAGCCATCCGGAACCTCTGGCCGAACGATTGCACAATCCGGCCGGCTGTGAGCCTCTGGGCGACGGCGCAAACCTGGCTCGACCAGGGCATCGACGTGACCGAGGCGACGAACCTGATCCGCGACAAGCTGGGCGCGGCGCTCGATGGCGGCAAAACCGATCCGCCGCGCAGCTTGCAATTTCTGAAAAACTCGGCGCAGGATCTGATCGACCGAAAACGGGGAGCGCCGCAGCGTGTCAACGGCCACAGCCAGCCGAAGGAAACACCGGAGCACCTCGCCCACCTTCGCCGAATGTCGCACATTCGCCATGCCGGGATGTGGATCAAGCTCAAGCACTGGCCGCAGAACGGCAGCATGGGCACCGATCCCACGCAGCCGCAGTTCTGCGAGCTTGATCGGGACTTGCTCGATTTTGTGCTCGGCAAAGCGCCGCAGCCGCCGGACTTCGCGCCGATTGAACAGCTGCTCGACCTGTGACGCGCCGCCGCACCGAAAAATAGTATTCCGCCACTTTGACGCTTGACGCCATGCAACCATGAAGCCATATTCAAATTTAGACGCTATTCGATCACAGGGGATGCCGCTATGCAATTGATCCAGGTTAAGTTGGATGAGCACACCGGCAAAACCCTGCGCATTCTCTCGATCCGAAAAGGCGTGACGCTGCGCCAGTATCTCGCCAAGCTTTTTCATGATGATTTCGTGAAGCACGGAATTTCCCCGTCAGCCGATCTTATGCAGGTCGTCGACGCGAAGTGATCACCTCACACCTCGCCATTCGGCACCGGCGGCTTCTCCTCGGGTTCGACCAGCTTAGGCGTCGGCCGGGATGCAGCCTCCGTCAGCCGGTCGAGCGCCGCCAGGGATTCCGACTTTCCGGCAGATTTCTCGGCTGTGCGCCGGATGAGATCCTTCGGACCTCGCGCCGGGCCGATCGTCAATTCGGTCAACACCCCCTTCATGTTCGTGAAAATCTGCTCAGTCGTCGTCATGGTCTTGCCGATGTCGGCGAGCATGCTCATGGCGGCGAGGTCGGACTGGTCGATGAAAACATCAAGCCTGATGCGGGAATATTGGGCCATTTCATCCTCACAAATTAACCACGCCCCACCATCGTACTGATATGGGAGTATGTAAATAATTATTATCGCACATAGTGGATGGCGATTTGCACGCGCGGATGTGCGTATGAAATGGCAAAAAGACGAGCGTTTCTGCGGATTTCAGGCCGATTTTATATTCTCCCAAGCCCAAAATGCCGATTTCGTTGGGTTTCAGAAACGAGAAAGCCGCCCCGCTATTAAGCAAGGGCGGCTTTGTTTTATCAGAGAATTAAATGCGCGGTAGGCGATAGATTCCGACGAGGCCGATGGCGCGCAGTTCGGCCGAGGTGTGGCCCTCCTGGCGGGGTGGGCCTTTGAGAAACAAGTCGGCCGGCTGCTTACGAGCCAGGAACCGGCAGCGTTGATGCGCCACCGGAGCCTCGTAGTTCTCGATCCACTCCGCACCGGGCGGCAGCCGCTCGAGGAGGCCCCGCAGCTCGGACGCGTGCTCGGCGGAGAGATCGGCTTGCGGGGTCATAACGGCCTCTCAGGGAGGTCCATCCAATGCGTCGGGCTTTCGGCGATCCGGACTTTTTCGTCGTCCTCTCCCCACGAAAAATCATCCTGTTCGACCGACCATTTGCTGTCGCAGGTCGTCCAGATTGCCCGGCACACGCCGCGGCTCGGCTGCCACAGCAGCACGCTCCGATCCTTCGGCGCGGTCTCGATCGGTTGCCACTTCTTCATTCTCCCGCCTCCTGCGCTTCCTGTTCCGTCAGCAGATCATCCCATCGCCGCGCCAGCCGCTCCCGCTCCTGCTGCCAGCCCTCGAGCCAGGCTTGCTTCAGCCGCGGATCGTGCTCGATACACAACGCGGCCGGCAGCCCGTGGGACGCGATGCGCTTGCCTTCGAGCTCGGCATCGTCGACGAGCTTCCGGCGGATGGCGGCGATCCTGCGCAAACCATCGTCCAGCAGGCGCGACGTTGCCGGCTTGGTGTAGCTGTGGCGCTGGCGGATCATGGCGACACCGCGGGCGAAATCAGCCAGTAGACCGTGACGCCCATCGCGAGCCAGAGCGCCAGCGCCGGCAGGATTGCGTTGACGAGGCCGCGTGGAAAGCTGCGCTCGTCGTCGGTGTAGTCGTCCATGGTTTTCTCCCTTTTAAAAACCGCCGAAGAAGTTTGAAACGATCACAACCACATAGATTTTTGCGAGCGCCGAAATCAGGGCCAGCCGGCGAAGCCCGACCTCCTGCAGCGTCAACGCGACGTAGGCGAAGAAGCCGGCGAGCGCGACCTTCCACAGCCACCAGTATGAGCCCATCATGGCCATGACTGCCGCCACCAGCGGGTTGGCTTCGACGCCGGCGCCGGAGAGCAGCGCGCGGTTGGTGCTGATCACGTCCAAGATCTGCGCCACGGCGATCAGGATCAGGAGCGAGCGGGCGAGGTGGATGCGGATCATGATCAGCCAGCCCGGCCGAGCGCGTTTGTGAGGCCGTCGCCCATCGTGCGCCACTGAGGCTGCAGGATGTCCTGGCAGGCCAGCATATCCACGAGGATCGCTGCCCATGCGGCGGCTTTGTCGTCCTTGCCGCATTGCTTGTAAGCGATAGCCTTTGCGAGAGCGCGGTTGATTTCGCTGCGGTCGATCATTTCTACCTCCATCGTTTACCGACGCGCCGCCGAAACGGCGCAGGGGTAAGGGGCGTTAGATCAGCGGCGACGCTGGTGCGGAAGCCGGCCTTTCTCGGCGGCTTCTACTCGCGCGGCATCGATAATCCGCAGGCAGTCTGTACGCATTTCGGCGGTCGAAGGTTCGCGACCGAGCTTCGCTTTGAGCGCTTCGTAAATCGTCATCTCGGTTCTCCCTGGTTCGATTTCGATGGAACCAACATACGCAAACAGCGCACTATGGTCAAGCGATAATCGGCGCATGGCTCAACCCATCAGCTATGCTATTGACGCACTCTACGCAAACAGCATATATAGACGCATGACCAGACTTCGCGAATGGCGCCAAGCCAGAAACCTATCCCAGCCGCAGGCGGCCGAGCTGCTGCGCACGCCGCTGCCGACGCTGCGAAATTGGGAGCAGGGCCGGGCATCGCCGCCGGCTGTGCTCGAGGTCGCGCTCGATGCGCTGGATCAGGTTGACCGCCTCAACATCACGATTTCGGAGTAGAAAATGCTCACCTTCCCAAATCCCGCCATCAGCAAGCCCGCATTCATGGCGATCCTCCGCGAGCACCGCGAGGCCGATCGGATCATCCAGGGGGCCTATTGGCAATGCGATGACGAAGATGGCGAGGAAGTATTCCGCGGCTGTGCGGTCGGCTGCAGTCTCGAAACCGTGCGCCGTTGCCTCGGCGAGAGCGATATCCAGCACAGCTATCACGTGCTCTACGAGCGCTATCTCGGTGTGCCGGAAGTTTTGGCGCAGCTCGAGGATCGGATTTTCGAAGGGTTGCGAGGCGATACGGCGAAAGATTGGCCAATCAGGTTTGCGGAGGCCATCCCTGTCGGCGCCGATCTCTCGATGGTCTGGCCGCGCTTTGCGCTGTGGCTATTGAGCGAGGAAGTGCCCAAGCACACGAAGGCGCCGGGAAGCATCGCTGCGCTAGCGGATGTCGCCGCGCTATATCGCGAATGGTGCGGCGGCGCGAAACCTGCGAATGATCGATGGATCGATGTGCTCATGAAGGCCGCCGCCGCCTACGCCTACGCCGCCGACGCCGCCTACTCCGCCGCCTACGCCGCCGACGCCGCCTACGCCGCCGCCTACGCCGCCTACGCCGCCGCCGACGCCGCCGCCGACGCCGCCGCCGACGCCTACGCCGCCTACGCCCGAGTGTCGTGCTACGAGCGGATGGCTGATAAGCTGGCCGAGATCATGGCCGCGTGTGAGGCGTCATGACCAACCCCACGCTCGCCGAGAAGCTGCCTACAGAACCGACTGATATCGTAACGGAGGTACTGAGGGCGATACATCGCGGTGTGCCGGATTGGAAGATAGCCATCCTTGCGGAAGCGCCGGTCTTTCGCGAAATAAGAGAGCGACACCTCGCTGAGCGCGATCGGTGCGTTGCGGAGGCGCTGCAGAACGCTGCCGAGAAGATCTATAGCGCGCAACTCGATCCCACCTATTCTGAGACCTTCCGGTCAGGGCTCGCGCACGCCGTTGCTCTTCTCGAAAAGGAATTTGATATCGTCCCCGGCCAATACCGCACTCTCGCCTTGATGCTGGTGGAGGCGCGGGACAATGCGCTCGAGGAAGTGGCAAAACAATTGGTCGACCGCGCCCGTCACATTGCTTGCGGCAGCCAACAAATCACGGTCACAGCAAGCACGGCAGCGGGATTTTTGATCGAGGAAGCTTCGAAGATCCGCGCCCTGAAATCGCCTGGCCGGGAGGGACAAGCATGAGCACAGAACTAAATCGCGCCATTTCGCACGCGGTCAACTACCACGGCCTCGATGCGCGTCTCGGCATGGCGGATTGGAAAATCGCCGATCTTATCGAGGGCGAAGTGCAAAAATGGCTGGACGGGAAATCCGATGTCCAGATCATTGAGCGCATGACGCCGGAGGAACGCGCCCAGATCGGCAGGGAGGGAAAATCATGAGCGTTCCCAAAAGTGCGGCCGAGATTGTGACCGAGGCAATGGATCGCATCGAGAAATGTCAACGGGTGAGGCAGGCCGTCGAATTCAAGCCATCATCCGGTAGCGGGCCGGCGACAATTCAGGTGGACGGCTGCGAGCCCGTCCCCATCGATCTGCCGCAGCAAGACCAACCCAAACTCTTCGGTCCGGGGTATAGCGGCCCCACTGTAGGAGAGGTCCGCGTAACATTGCGGCCGATCAGTCTGGAGCAGATCAAGGCGGAATTGATCCGTCGCGGATGGAATCCAGACGAAACCGATCGCCGTCATGTGCTGTACTGGGTGTGCGCCGCATACGAAGCCGGCCAGCAGGCAGTGGTCGAGCCTCACGACGCTACCCTCGCGCTGATGCAGCAGTCCCTAGCCGGATACTCGCAGACTTGCGCGGAACTTCGGCAGCGCAACGACCGGCAAGCCGATGAATTGCGTGGCCTGGTCGCCAAAGCGATCGAACGCAGTGGGGTGATCACGCGTCTGACCGACGATCTCGCCGGCGCCCGCGCCGAGATCTCCCGCCTCCGCTCCAAGGCCGAGCCGCCGCCGAAGCCCGCGCGGCCGGCGAACATCGCGGCGCGGTGGGAAGGTGGGCCGGAAACGGGGATGCTGCGCGATGACCGATAAGGTTTTCCACCTCCGGCCGCACCAGCCATCGGCCTACGACATCGCCCTGGCGATCGCGCTCAACGACAGCAAGCGGGCCACCGTCGCCCGTGACTGCTGGGCTGTCGCGGCTCTTGCCGGCTGGTTCGTCGCCGGCATGATACTCGTTGTGGCGTTGACAATTCGATAGGAGGAATCGATGACCAAAACCGGAATCGCTCTCGTGCTGCTGTGCGTCGCAACCATCGCCAATTTCGTCCACCAAATCGGCATTGAGACGCTGGTCTATGCGCAGGGCAATCTGATTGAGAGCCAGCAGAAATTTGACGCAGCGCTGGATGGATGGGCGACGGTGCACCATGACCAGATGCACGCTGACCATCAGCTGCTCATGAAGATCGCGGACATTGTCGCGCCGAAGACAGGGGCGGCGCCGGCGACATTCGACGGCTACTCGATCGAGGCGTGCCCGGGCGGGAAGGATTGTCCGCGATGACCAACGGCCCGCGCGACGATCTCGAGCGCGTGTGGTGGTCTGTGCTGGCCGGCCTGGCCGGCTTCGGGGCGTTGTTCGCCATCGTCGTCGCCATCGCGATCTTCCGATAACCGAAAGGGCGTCCCATGAAACATTGGCAAATATTCCTCCTATCGACGGCTGCGGCAGCCGGCATCATGTGGGGCATCATGGCGCGCGGCCAGACGGTCGAGAGCGCGACAGCAACAACCCTCGCCCAAGCCTGCGCCGCCCTCGAAGACATGCACACCGCGCACTCGGCCTGGCACCCCGACCACGATGCCGTGCCCGACCACAAGCTGCGCCACCAGTACATGACCGACGCTTACAAGGCCGGCAAGAAGCGCTGCGAGGCCGGCGACGAGGCGGACGCGGCTGTCGTGCAGGAATGGGCGACCACGGCCAAAGATCTGATGGTCGACAAGAAATAGCGGGGAACCTCCCGGATCTCGCGGCCAGGATCTCAAACCCTCCCCAGCGCGCAAGCGTGAACTCTGCCCCGTATCCCCCGTTTCCCAGTTTGGGGATTGATAACCAGAGATGGCAGGGATGGCCGCATCAACCCCAACGGAGGAATTCCATGCTCTCCACGATCCTCGGCGCGCTCTCGCTGATCTCGATGACCGTGCTGCCCGGCGCGACATATCAGACGTACAGCTACACCGCGCCCGACGCGCTGCCCGGCGTGGCATTTGTTGGCGGCTGGGCAACGCGCGCCGATGTCGGTCCCGATCAACTCTACTGGACGCGCGCCGGCGAAGTCGTGCCGCATCCGCTTGTCTGGTCAGTGCCGCCGGTATCGCAGCATGTGAACGATCCGACCGTGATTGCCGGCCCTGGCGGGCGCCTCTGGATGTATTTCACGGAGTTGCCGAACGCTGATGCGACAGCGGACGAGATGGATCTGAAGAACAGCATCAGCCTCGCCGTCTCCGATGATGGCGGGGCGACCTGGGCGGAGGAAGGTGTCGTCGTGCCGGATGGATGGAGCCCGGCTGCGATCGAGAACAGCGACGGCGGTAAGGCGCTCCTCTGGCACACGAACAGCTCCGACCCGCAGGTGCAGATCGGGCTTATCGGTGACAATGGCGCGCTGCTGTTCTGGTTCACCCTGCCGGAAATCCACGCGGTCAACGTCTCGGTGGCGCAGCTCGGCGATGGCTCGTACCTGCTCGTCGGCAATGGCATCGGCCCGCTGCCGTTCTACGATATCGTGGCCTACCGCTCGACCGATCTCGTTCACTGGCGGCCATTCCAGGCGTCCGGCCCGATCCTCGTCAACGCCGGGAGTGCGCAGCTTTTGACGCCGGAGGTAAAATCCTTGGCGAATGGGCATATCTCGCTGACTTTCACCGAAGAAGTGAGCGCTCAGGAAACTGTCACGATGCGATGGGAAATCGCGCTATAATCGGCCCATTATGACCGAAGAAGCTGCTCCCAAGCGACCGAAGCGCCCGACCGGCCGCCCGAATGGCAGGCCGCCGACGCACCGCCGCAAGCTGGATAGGGTCGGCATCGATTGGGTATGCGACAGGCTGCTTGAGGGCTGGTCGCAACGCCGCATAGCCGATGAAGTCGGCATCGTCATTCCCACGCTGATCAAATGGGTACAGGCGGATCCTGCCCGCGCAACGCTGTGGCGCCAGGCGCGCACCGCTTCCGCCGAGATCTTCAGCGAAATGGCTGAGCAAGCCGTGTGTGCGATCCCGAAGGACGCTACGAAGTCCGAGATCATCAAGGGTGTCGAACTCGCCCGGCATTACCGCTGGCTGGCCGGCAAGCGCGATCAGGTGGGATTTGGGCCGCGGCAGACTGTCGTCGGCGACAAGGACAACCCCATCCAAGTCAGCAGCGCTATCGATATTTCCACGCTCACCGACAACCAGATCGACGCGCTTATTTCCCGGCTGCAGCGCCGCGGCAATGGCGATGACGGCGCCGGCGAATAGCTGATGGGCCGCCTGCGCCAAGACGAGGTTGATGCCCTTCAGGCGCTCCTGGCTGAGCAGGCACGGCGCCGCACCGACGCCAACTACGCCGCCGATCTCGAAAATCGCCAGCAGCTCGCCCGCACGAAACTCTACCAGGCATACCCTGAGACCGGGCCGCTGCGCCGCGAGCTCTACGGCAAGCACCTGCAGCACTTCGCGGCGAGCGCCATTTTCGGCCAGATCGCCATCATGGGCGGCAACAGATCGGGAAAGACGTTCGGCAACTGCTATCAGATCGCCTGCCATATGACCGGCTGGTATCCGTCGTGGTGGCACGGCCGGCGTTTCAGCCGTCCCGTGACCGTGTGGGCCGCCGGCGAAGATGGCAAGTCCGTGCGCGATTCCCTGCAGGAAACCTATCTCGGCCCGGTCGGCAGCTTCGGAACCGGCCTTATCCCCTACGACAAGCTCGAACGCTACGCGACCCGCAGCGGCATCGCCGACGCTATCGACAGCTTCACCGTCAAGCACATCAACGGCGGCCTGTCCCGGCTGGTGTTCAAATCCTACGACCAGAAGCGCGAGGCGTTCCAGGCGGCCAAGGTCGACATCATCCAACTCGACGAAGAACCACCGATCGCGATCTACACTGAGGCGTTGACGCGGACGCTCTCGACCAACCCGAGCGAGCCTAATGGGTTGGTGATAGCTGGCTTCACGCCGCTGAAAGGTCTCTCGGCTGTCGTGCTGTCGTTCCTGCCGGGCGGCGATCGGAAAGAGGGCGAGGTTACTGGCCCTGAGGGCAACCTCAAGACCGACAAGTACGTGACCTTCTGCGCCTGGGAAGACGCGCCGCATCTGAGCGATGACAGCAAGGCGAAGCTGATCGCCTCCTATCAGCCGCACGAACGAGACGCGCGCACCAAGGGTGTGCCGGCGCTGGGATCTGGCGCTATCTATCCGATCCCTGAAGAGGAAATCATCTGCGATCCGATCCAAATCCCGAATTGGTGGCCGAGGGCCTACGGCATGGACGTGGGTTGGAACCGGACGGCGGTTATCTGGGGCGCAATGGATCCAGAGGCGGATATCCTCTACCTCATCGACGAGCATTACCGCGGGCAGGCCGAGCCAGCCATCCACGCAGCTGCCATCAAGGCGCGCGGGCTCTGGATCAACGGTGTGATCGATCCGGCGGCACACGGGCGCTCGCAGCGCGACGGAGAATCGCTGGCCGGCATCTACAAGGAACTCGGCCTCACCAACCTCATCGCGGCCGACAACAAGGTGACCGGGCCAGAGGGCGGCATCTACGAGGTGTGGATGCGGCTATCGACTGGCCGCCTCCGCGTGTTCAAGACGCTGCAGAACTGGCGCGCGGAATATCGGATCTACCGGCGCGACGAGAAGGGCAAAATCGTCAAGGAGAACGACCATCTGCTCGATGCTACCCGATACCTGTGCATGTCCGGCGTGAAGCGCGCCAGCCTGCCGCCGCATGATAAGCGCTATCCGCAAACGGCGGCGGTGCAGCGCAGCGATTACGACCCCTTCGACGCCTTCCGCCGCGAGATCACGCCGCGGCAGCAGCGCTTTCCCGGAGATATGTCGTGAGTGTCACCCGCCTCGAACCAACGATCCCCATGCTCTATGGCCATGACGTTGAGGGCGAATGGCGGATCGGCAAAGGGCGCGCCTTCGCGATGATCGATTATAGCGAAGACCAGCATCTCCTCTTCGTGATCGCCGACGACAAGACCGGACAGGTATGGATCATCGCCAACCCATTCGTGCGGGTCCGCGGCAACGAGAGTCTGGGTACGGTCTGCGAAAATCCGGAGCGGCATCCCCAATTGCCTCACTTGCCGAAACCGTGATATTCATTCCAGCGCATTAGCCTGGAGACATTCATGGGCTCGCTGTTCTCGTCACCCTCCGCACCACCGCCGCCCCCGCCGCCGGCCGCACCGCCGATCTTCGCCAATCCCGTAGTGGCGCAGGCTGGCACGGCAGGCAGCGCACAGGCGCGCGCCGCGGCCGGTATGGGGAACGACAACACGATCGGGACCAGCCCGACAGGCGCCGGCCAGCCGTCGACCGGCAAAGCGACATTGGGCACATAATGAGCGAGTGCGTCCTTCATGGGCACTTGCCAGCGAAAGCGGCCGGCATCGGCACGTATGAAGGCGAGGAATTCACGGTCTGCACACGCTGCGGCGCGACACTCGACAGCAAAGGCAAGCCGATGACGCAAGAACTGGTCGAAGCCAATCGGGCGATCTCGGCCGCGTTTCATAGGGCGACGCATCCATGAGATGGACAAAGCGCAAGGGCTGGCACACGCCGCGCCAGACATTTCAGATGCGGCTGCTGATCGCTGGTTTCCGGCTGATGCATCGCGCGGCCGAAACGAAGGCCATCGGGCGCACGCTTAGGGTACTCGCGGCGCACAGATGCCGCCACATCGGCGCCCGCATGCAGAGGCTCCGGCACATGAAGAGTTTCGACTTCCCTTTGGATTACGCGCTCTATCAGGGATGGACATGGGAACGGCGCAAGTCGCCGCCCGGCGCGCAGATCGAGCCGCCTGTTCGCTATCATCCGGGAGCGCCCGAATAATGGGCTTCATCGCTGACGAACCGATCCACAGCAACGTCGACATAACCGCCGATGAAACCGGCAAGCGATCGGTCTATTACACGACGGCATTCGGCATCAAGCTGCTACTCGGCGAGCACATCATCGGTGCGCGCTATACGCACAACGGCCAGGAATTCACGGTTGAACCCACGGGGGTCGTCAGCGTGCGCGAGATCATGGTGGGATTCACCGATGGCTGGCGCGAGGCGATGCGGGCGAGTGACGACGGGATGGCCGAGCCGCGGCGCCGGGTGAGCCAGGAAGAGGCAGCGATACCGCTCCATCTCCTCGGATTTCTCCACTGATGGCCAAACCTGACCCGCAAGCACCTTCCGAAGCGCCGCCGTGGGCGACGCAATCGCCGGCATTCCTCGCCCAGCAGCCGCCCGAGATCGAGGTGAAGGCGAAGGAGGGCGAGACGCCGGCCGAGGCGAAAAAGCGCAAGCGCCGTACCGAAACGATCCAGGCGCACGCCGAGCGGCGGATGAATTGGATGCGCACCATGCGTTGGGTCTGGTGGCGCCAGGCTGGCCTCATCGCGCAGTTCATCGTGCCGCATCGCTGGCATTTCTTCATTTACGCGAACCGCACCTACCGCGACGGCATCGTCAATCAGGCGATCATCGACAGCAGCGCTACGGATGCGCTCCAGATCTGCGCCTCCGGCCTCTGGTCCGGTATCACCAACCCCTCGAAGGAGTGGTTCAAGCTTGAGATCGCGCTGCCGTGGCGGAAGCCCACCCAGCAGGAAAAGCTGTGGCTGAAGGATACGACCGAACGCCTGTTCGCGGCGCTGGCGCAGACCAATTTCTATTCGACCGCAGCGCAGTTGTTCGAGGATATGACAGCGTTTGGCACTGCGCCGATGATCATCTACGAGAACGATGAGACCGTCTTCACGTTCTATCTGCCGTGCCCAGGCGAGTTTTTCGTGCAGGTCGGTAGCACGTACACGGTCGATGTGCTCTATCGCGAATACACGAACACCGTAGCCCAACTGGTGCAGGAGTTCGGCATCGAGCGCATGCCCAGCGTGATCAAAAAGGAATGGATGCGCGGCGGCGCCTCGATGGACAAAGAGTTCGTCGTTTGCCACGCGATCGAGCCGAACAACGAGTTGATGGAAGACAAGACCGGCGAGAAGTTCTGGCCGGCGCCGAAGGCCATGCCGTATCGTGAAATCTACTGGATTCGTGCGGCTGGCACTGATGGCGTGATCAGCGTGACCGGCGACCACGAAAAGCCGTTTGTCTGCGGGCGCTGGAGTAAGGTTTCGAACGATGCCTATGCGCCATCCTGCCCTGGCATGACGGCGCTCGGCGATACGCAGCAGCTGCAGCTCGAGACGCGGCGAAAGGCGGAATTCATCGAGAAGGGCGTCCGGCCGCCGATGGGCGCCGATGTGAGCCTAGAGAATAAGCCGCTATCGATCACGCCCGGTGGCACGACTTTCATGGACACGAGTTCCGGCAACATCAAGCGCTACTTCCCGCTCTATGAGCCTGTCCCGCAATGGCTGGCCGGGCTCACCGCCGACATCAAGGAAGTGATCGAGCGGATCAAGCGGACATTCAAAAACTACGTGTTCAACGCCATCACGGACATGGAAGGCGTCCAGCCGCGGAACGAGCTCGAACTCACCAAGCGCGAGAACGAACGCTTGCAGCAGCTCGGGCCGCCGATCAATCTCATCATCGAGGAATTCGCCGGGCCGGCGATCCGCCGCTGCGAAGCGATCATGCGGCGGAAGGGCATGCTCGAACCGATGCCGCGGTCGCTCCAGGGCGTGCCGCTCAAGATCAAGTACACCGGCATCCTCGAAATCGCCCAGCAGCAGGCGCAGCAGGTAGCGCTTGAGAACTTCCTGCAGAAGATGGGCGAGGCGAGCCTTGCCGCGATCGAGGCGAAGCTGCCGAGCCCACTGCGCAAGGTGAACCTGGACAAGATCGCCGATCACTATGCCGATCTGTGCGGCATCCCGCCCGACGTGATGCGGACGGATGAGGAGGTTGCGCAATTGGATCAGGCCGCGCACCAGGCTATGCAGCAGGCAATGGCGCCGCAGCAAGCCGAGACAGCGGTGAACGCGGCGCAGACGATGGCGCAGACGCCTACGGGGCCAGGGACGCTTCTGCATGCCATCACAGGTGGCAAGCTCGGCGGCGGCGCAGCGGCGCCGGCAACGGGGCCTGGGCAGTGACGGCGGTTGGCGTAGAGATCCACGTCACTGCGCTGAAGCCGCGCGGCTACCTCTGGGAGGTGATCGACCGCGGCGGCATCGACCGGCTGCCGTCCTGCGAGTCCGGCCTCGCATTGACGGAAGAGGCGGCCAAAGCCGAAGCCGCGGCAATCGTAAAGGGACGCAAGCCATGATCACCGAAAAGCCCTGGCGCATCCCGCCGACCGCGACATCCGGCGAGCGCGAGGTGCTAGCGCTCCTGCATCAATGCCTCGGCCGCGCGCCGCACTGCTGCCGGTCGATCGCCGGGCACGCCGATCACAAGCAGGAATTCTCGAAGCTGATGGTTGACCTGCAGGCGATCGAGCATTGCATGCGCGAGATGGCGAAGCACCGCGACGATCTGCGCTGGCTCACTATCTGCCCGCATCTGGCCGAGGTGCAGCGGCGCGCGCAGAAATGGCTCGTCCCATTCACTGTCAGCGGCAAGAAGCTGTTCACGATCCTGGCCGATAAGCTGGAGCAGCTTCATGCGCAGGTGCGGCGCCTAGAATTAATCCGGCCGCCGAAGCTCGGCTTCATCGATCTGCCTGATCAGCCGTTCACGCGGACGCAGGGGCGGCCGATGCAGGTCAAGCAGCCGGGTCTCATCCTTCCGCCGAAGTTGCGCGCCGTATGATCCAGGAAGACGATTTCGTCCCGGCCTTCGTCGAGGAATCGCTAGACGACCAGCGCGAGCGCGAGAAGCTGGCGAAGGAACTGGCCGACGAGCGCCGGCGCGAGGATCAAAAGTGGTGGCAGGCCGCGCTCAGCACGAAGGTCGGCCGCCGCTGCATCTGGGAACGGCTGGTAGCTGCCGGCACGTTCCGCCGCGGCAATGAGCATTTCGCGATGGCTCCAGGGGGGATGCCGGCCGACCGCGCGACGGACTATCACATGGGCGCGCACGACTACGGCCGGCAATGGTGGGAGTGGCTGCTTGCGGTGGAGACGGAACTGGCGATCCTGATGCGCTGCGAAAATGACGCTCAATTCAAGCGGCTGCGCGACGATCGCATGCCAGACGAAGGGCCGCCGCGCCCCGCCTGATCACTGCTCCGTCATCCCCTCGATATCCATCGCCTCGGCCATCGCCCGCTCGCCCATGCGCTTCTGCGCCTCGGACGCCTTGTGCGCCTCGAAGAATGGCCAGCGGTGCTCAACGATATCCCGCAGATCCAGCGTGAAATCTGTCGTGATGTCGGCCGCCTGCTCCAGCGTGTCCGCCTTGAGGCTGATCAGCATGCCGATTGTGACCATCATCGCCCGGATGCGCGCAGCGTCGCCGTACTTCATCAGAACCAGGCCGAGTTCGGCGCACAGGGCATCGAATTCCGCTTTGTGCTCATCGTATCCGTTCGGCTGCGGCTGCGCCATCTCGGCGAGGCGACGGCGTTTGCTCTCGTTCATTGCGGGCAATCCTTCCCGCCGGGGCATGCCTCAATCGCGTAGCCGTCGAATGTCGGAGCGGATGACCGGCCGACGAGATCGCACGCAATGATGCCTTTGCCTAAATCCTGGCAGCGCTCACCAAATGTCGCCGGCGCGGTTCCTGGCTCCGGCGCCACTGCGTCGGCAATCGCCATCAGCAGCTTGTGCTGGGCGCCAACAAGATTATCGAGCGCGAAGACGAGTTTCTGCTCGGCAACGATATCCTGCTGCATCGTGATCTGATGGAGCGCCATTGCGCCCGTAAGGACGGACAGCAGCGCAAGCGCGATTCCGGTTTTCGTCATCTGGCCGTTCCCTTCCGTCTGTCATCATCCTCGAATTGCCGGATCAGCCGAGCCCAAAGGATCTGGCTGATGGAGACGCCGGCTGATTTCGCCTCGGCAGATATCCGGCTGAAAACCGGATCTGGCAGGCGAACAGTGATCGGCGTCCGAATGTCTCGCTTCTCGGTCAATGCACTCTCCACCGCAGCGGAACCGAATTATAACGCATTGCTAAAGCACTTTCGAGAGAAAGTCACCCGCATGTAGCGTATTTCCAAGGCAATTCCCCCGATTGGCGGATGCCGCATTGACCGAAGAAGCGATCAGCACAAGCGCCCCAGCCGCACCGGCCGCCCCAGTGGAGAGCGCGCCTGTTGCAGCTGCTCCCGCCATCGAAGCCCCTGCTGTTGTAGCCGAAGCCGCTCCCGTTGCGCCTGAGGCGCCGGTTGTTGTTGATCCGGCCGCAGCCGAGGCACCGGCCGCCGAAGCCGTCAAGCATCACAGCGAGACGAAAAGCCTGCTGTCCGAAGGCCAATTCGACGACGGCGCGAAGAAGCCTGACGCCGAGGCCAAGCCCGAGGGCGACAAGCCGGCCGAGCCTGCGGCGGATGCCTGGCAGCCGATCGCATATGAACTCGCCGTGCCGGAAGATATCAAGCTCGATCCGGACGGTATGGAACGCCTCCAGGGCACCTTCAACAAGCTGCGCCTCTCGTCCGATCAGGCGAAGGATGCGGTCGCCGCCTATTACGACGAGGTTCGCAAGCTCCAGGCTTCTGAAAGCCAGCGTCACAACGACGCGTTTCAGAGCTACCGCAAGGAGCAGCAGGCGAAGATTATCGCGGACCCGGTGCTGGGCACGAAGGAAGGCTTGCAGACGATCTTCCGCATGCGCGATGCGCTGGTGCCGGAGAGCGATAAGGCCGACTTCGATGCGATGCTGAACGTCACGGGCGCCGGCGACCATATAGCAACCGCGCGATTGTTTTATCGCGTCAACGAATACGTCGAGCGCCGCATTGCTGAAGCGCTCCGTCCCTATCAGGAAGCGGCCCCGGCCGCCCCAGGTGCCAAAGCGCCTCCAGGCAACGGGCTCGATCCCAGCTTGCGCGGCATGCGGCGAGTTCACAGCATGACGACCCCAGGCGCCCGCTAGCCGGGCATGATGTAGAGGAGCACGCACCTTGTCCGGAACTGGCGCTTGGCCGACCATCGTCGATTTCGCGAACCGCACCGATAAAGACGGTACGACCAGCGATATCGCGGAGCTGCTTTCGCAGTGCAACTACATCTACGACGATATGCCGATCAAGCCGGCGTCGGAGATGGAGGGGCATAAGTTCACCTTCCGCACGTCGGTCCCTTCGGGCTACTGGCTGCCGTTCAATAGCGGCGCTCCTTCCCAGAAGTCGACCACGGCGCGCTCCGAGATTGGCCTCGGCCGCCTCGCGGATTTGAGCCAGGTTGACAAGGGCCTCGCCCGCATCTCCGGCGATTGGGAAGGCTACCGCGCCACTGAGGACGAAGCGTTCCTCATGGGCATGGGCCAGACGATCAGCGGCACGCTCTTCTACGGCAACACGTGGTTCAATCCCGCGCAGTTCATGGGGTTGGCCGGCTTCTTCAACACGCTGAACACCTCGGCGCAGAACTCGAACAACATCATCGACGGCGGCGGCACTGGCTCGTCCAACGCATCGCTGTGGCTGATCGATTGGGGCGAGAAGGAAGTCTACGGGCTTGCCCCGCGCGACTCGAAGGCCGGTATCGTCGTCGACAATTACGGCGAGACGTGGCCGGGCCAGGACGCTTTCGGCAACCGCTTCCCGGCCTACAGCACGTGGTTCGAAATCATCACGGCGATCTGTCCGGAAGATTGGCGCCGCATCGTGCGCTACTGCAACCTCGATGTGACGAGCGCCGGCCTCGCCGGGCCGACTGCCGCTGACCTGTTCATCGGCATGAACACGATGGTGCAGAAGCTTCCGACCACGCCGCCCGGTGTCACCGGCAACAACAAGTCGGACGCGCTGCGCAATCCGGGCCAGAACTCCCGCGCGGTCTTCTACTGCGATCGTACCATTCGCCACTTCCTCGATGTCCAGGCACAGCGGCAGCGTAACGTGCTGCTGACGAAGGATGACTACGACGGCAAGAGCGTGGAGACGTATCGCAACATCCCGATCAAGACGGTTGACCAGCTCCTCAATACCGAGAGCCGCGTCACTACCGCCTCCGGCCCGGTCTAAGGAGCGCCAGGAAATGCTGCAGGACGCAAAGGCGATCTTCAACTACCAGGCCAACCCGCTTTCGCTGGTGGGCGCTGGCGCCGCTACGATCGCCGCTCCGAACGTGTACGACGCGCTCGGGACCGGCGTCGGCACGCCGCCGCAGGTCATCATCGGCAACGTCGCCGTTTTCGGTTCCGACCTTGGCGTCGGGCACCGCAAGATGGAGATCCAGGCCAACATCGGCACGGCTTTCGCGAGCGCTGCCGCATCGACGCTCGAGATGGTGTTCCAGATCGCGCAGGACACCGGGGCCGGTGGCGGCTATCTGCCGGGCGCCTGGCAGACGGTGGCAAGCACCGGTGAGCAGGCGGTCGCCAATCTCACCGCCGGCACGCCGCTGCGCATGGAATGGCCCGTCGCGTTCCCGGCCGGCTTCTCGCCGCGCTTCGCCCGTGTTGCCTTCCTCACGACGGCGGCGGTTACGGCCGGCACGATCGCGGCAGCCTTCGTGACGATGGTCCGCGACGACTACAGCGAGAAATATGCAGCTTCGAATTATACCGTTTGAGTAAGGACTTAGCCGATGCCATGGCCGAAAGGCGTGCCGCGCGGCCCGCGTAAAGCGAAGGGACAAAGCATGACGAGCGATCCGCTTGACGACATGATGGCCGGCAATGGCGACACGCTTGGGCTTGAAGCCGAAGCGCCGAAGACCGCCGCCAGCCAGGAAGAGATCGCTCGCGTGCTGGCCGACCCGACCGTCACTGATATCATCCGCCAGTCGATCGACGCTGCGGTGCGCGCGCAGCTTGCCTTGGCCGTACCGGCGGTTCCGCCGCAGGGCGCCGACCTTTCCCTCTTCGCCGAGTTCAGCCGGACGATCACCGAGCTCGTCAACCAGGGCACGCCGCACAGCGAGAAAAAGGTTCCGCCCGAAGTCATGGAGCGGCGCGAGGCCGGGCGCAAGCAGATGCTCACGCTCATCAGCGAGCGCAACGCCGCAATCCGCGCCAATCCAGGCGATGACGCGCAGTGGCCGTTCTATCGTGTGATGGACTTCACGTTCATCCATGAAAGCTGGCTCACGCCGATGACCCTCGACCAGGTGTCGAAGCGCATGCTGCCGACCGAGTTCTTCTTCGATGGCGTGCCGAACCGCGCGCTGATGCCGCTCAATGCCCATGCGAAGGCGATCCATCGCGCGTTCATGCAGTGGACCGGTGGCAATGGCGTGCCGAACGCTCCGGCGCTGGAAGAGATCGCCATCACGCCGAACGGCATGTATTTCAAGGGCCAGATGCCGCAGACCATGCGCAAGCACAATTACAAGGTCGGCGAGATCCACAACGCCCATTTCGAGGAAGATCCGGACGTAATGGAGTTTCGGCAGCAGACCGGTACTGTCGGCCCGCTCGATCCGACCGCAAGCCATGTCCGCATCCTTGGCACCCTGGCGCAGCCGGCCGTGCAAAGCAGTAGCGGCGAGACTCCGCAGATGCGCGCCATGCGCCTCAGCGTTCCCGGCGGGACCGCGTAAGGGTATCGCATGGGCATCCCGCTCCCCCTTGGCGTCAATGGCGACGTTCCGCCCCCGGTAGGGGATCTGGCGAACGAAGTCATGGCCTATGTGCTGAGCGGTATCGGCCCGAGTCCGGCTGTCGATATCTACGGCGCGTTCAACGCGGTGGCCTATGCGTCGGTGGTTGACGCGCTGACGACCACGGCCGGCTCCAGCGCGTTCACGGTTACGACGGGCGCCAACATCGCGGTCGGCTCGGCTGTCGACAGTGTGAATGTCCCGCCCGGCACGACGGTCGCGACGCTGGCGGTGAACGCCGGCACCTTCGCCTTCCCGATCATCGGCCTCGAATGCAGCTACCAAGCCGGGATTGCGCTGGTCACCAACCTGCCACAGACGGCGAACATCGTCGGCGCCACGATCACCGGCCCCGGCTGGCCGAGCGGCACGACGATCCTCTCCATTCAGCAGCCGTTTATCGCCGGCCCCGGCCCGCATCGGACGGAGGGTATCGCGGTCACATCTGCCGCGCCGCTCGTCAGTTCGCTGCCGCCCGGCAATCCTCTCGGCGGCAACGGACGCAATCGCTGCCTCTTCGCCCTCACGGCGTCCGGCGTCGCGACTGGCACGGATGCCGCAGCGATCTTCACAGGCGCCGGCATCAAGTTCGTCGGCACGGTGCAGCTGGAGCGTTCCTTCGACGGCGGCAACACCTGGGTCGTCGCCAACATCGGCGGCGGCGGCACGCTGGCGCAATACAATGCCGGGACGCCCGTCAGCTTCATTGCCGGCGAGTGCGAGCGCGGCGTGGCGTTCCGCTGGAACTGCATCGCATGGACTTCCGGCACCATCAACGTCCGGCTGAGCACGACGGGCCAGGCGGCCACGACGCTCGCCCTCAACGCATCGGTTTGACATGGGGAACGCGATGAAGAAGTACGGTCTGCACCTCGCCATCCCGCTCCTGCTGTCGCTCAGCTGCATCGCGGCCGGCATCGCCTTGGCGCAGGCGCCCGGCGTGCCCAATCCCTACGCCATCGCGTCGCCGACCGGTGCCGAACAGGTCAACGTCGACAACACCGGGCCGTATATCGCGACGGTGACTGTCACGGAGCTGCGCGACGCGGCCGGCTATGTCAAGCTAGTGCCGACGACGGGCACGACGTACACGCCGGCCACCAACATCTCCGTCATTCAGGCATCGCCGGCCGGCACGCTGGCCGCGTGGACGGTGAAGACGCCGGCCAGCCCGGTCGATGGGCAGCGCCTGCAGATCTTCAGCACGCAGATCATCACGTCGATGACGGTCTCGGCATCGGCCGGGCAGACCGTGAACGGGGGCGCTGTCTCGGCGTCCTTCGCTGCTGCGAATGGCAATGTCGAGTTTATCTACTCGGCGTCGAACACGACTTGGGATCGAATTCAGTAAGGAGTGCATGGGTATGAAGAAGCTCTTTCTCTCGGCGCTCCTGGCCGCTACGGTCCTTGGCGCCGGTTATGCTGTGGCGCAGAACGCGCCCGGCAACGTGACGATCACCGCCCCGAAAGTCCTGACGGTCGGCCCGACCGATCTCTTTCAGGATGTCGTCGGCGGCATTCCGCAGGTCGGCAACCAGTATGCGACCGCGGGGCAGATCGCGGGCGTTCCGTCCTATGTCTACGCCGTGCCGCTGACGGCATTCAGCCTCACGTTCGGCAACAGCCAGGCGTGGTACATCCTCAATCCGGCCGGCACGCTGGCGACGGGCACGATCACGTTTGCGCCGGCGCCGGCCGATGGGCAGCGGGAGTGCACCGTCTCGAGTCAGACGCAGACGGCGATCACCTTCACGGCGAATACCGGGCAGACGGTTGTCGGTGCTCCGACTTCGATGGTCGCTGGCACGCCGGTCTGCTTCAGCTACGTCGCCTCCGTCGCAACGTGGTTCAAGGCGTGAGAAATGCCGCCCGTCAGCCAGGCGCAGCGCAGATTGATGTGGGCTGCTGCGTCTAAGCCGGGCGGCGTCGGTGGCGTGCCGCAGTCAGTCGGCAAGGAGTTCGCGAAGGCCGATCCGGGCGGCAAGCTCCCGGCGCGCAAAAGCGGCGATCGGATGAAGGCGGTTCACGCGCGGACGAAGAAGGGTTAGGACCGTGGCGAAGAAGCGTTGGGTGCAAAATGCGACCGAGAATTCCCACGGCCAATTCCGTGCGAAGGCTGAGGCCGCCGGCATGTCTACCGCTGCCTACGCCAAGAAGGAAGAGAATGCGCCGGGGCGCCTCGGCAAACAGGCACGCCTCGCCGAAAACCTGATGGCGCTCCCGCACAAGCACAAGGGCCGCGGCGACCGCATGCGCAGCGTCTACGCAAGGAGCAAATGATGTCCGCGAAAGAGCGCATGTCGAAGGTCTACGCCGATAAGGCGGTCAAGAAGGAGCCTCCAAAGGAGGAGCCCAAATCCGAGAAGACCGAAAAGCCGGCCGAGGGCAAGAAGGAAGGCGGCGGTGCCGAGGCCGCGCCCAGCACCGCCAAGGAAGATATCGGCGCCAAGCATGGCGAGGCGCGCACGGCGATGCACAAGCGCCATTCGGCCGAACGCCGCGACGCGCACGGCAATCACAAAGAGGTGATGGACCGGATGCATGCGCGCCACGAAAAGGAGCATCAGCAGCTCGCTCAGCAGCAGCAGGAAGAGATGGCCGCGCAGGAAGCTGCGGGCGCCGCTCTGGCCGGTGGCGCTGGCGGCGGTGCGGCGGCGCCGGCTGGGGAGCCTGCGTGATGTTTCAGAAGTTGGTCGACCTCGCTTACGACGATGAAGACGAATACGAGATGGCGAAAGCCTGCTCTGGTCCGATTCTGGCCGATCAGCCGAAATATCCCCGGGGCCTTCAGATCACGCTGACGGACAAGGAATTCAAGAAGCTGGCCGAGGCCGGCGACGATTTCGACATGGACGACGCCATGATCGGCGGCGAGGTGCACGGCTTCTTCATGGCGCGGATCACCGGCGTGAACATGAACGAGACCGAAGGCGGCTCGAAATGCTCGATCACGCTGCAGATCCAGCAACTCGGCATCGAGAGCGAAGACGCTGAGGACCGCGAAGCGATGAAAGGGGCGAAGAAATGATCCGCGACGACTCCTATCCGGCCGGTCTCGGCGCCAGTGGCGAGTACAAGGACGGTATGTGGCATCGGAAGGGCACCGAAAACCCTTTCGAGCAGCCCGAGCCGCTTACGCCGGTCCAGCAGGCGCAGGCCGATATCGAAGTGCTGAAATCGGCCATGACGATGATGGCTGGGCGCATGGCGACGCTTGCATCCGCCGTCGCCTCGCTGACGCCGGCCGCGCCAGTCACCGCGGCACCCGAACCGGCGCCAGTCGCCGCACCGCAGGAGCCTGTGGCTCCCGAAGCACCTTCGCCGCCAGCGCCCGAAGCGGTCACCGCTGCGGCCCCCGCTGCGCCGGCCGAGCCCGTAGCACCTGCCCCGCTGGCCATCTGAAGCAGGGTACATTTCCACGATCGGAGCGGTCGTATGCGTAAGGCTTTGATGGTGATAGCGGCGGTCTTCATGGCCGCCGTTTCGTTCGTAGGGCTGCCGGCGGCGGCTCTCGCGCAAGGCTCTGTCGGCCAGGTCGGCGCGATTGTTCCGGGCGATCCTGCCATCTGGGCGCAGAACGGCTACGTCATGGACGGCGGCCCGGCGAGCGGCACCGGCCAGGGGAACGGCATCGGCCAGTTCCTCATGCAGTCGCGCGGCGGCAGCGTCGCTCCTTCCTCGGCAAATGGCTTCGGCCTCGGCCCGTTCCAGGCCAACGGCTCGGGCCAGTTCAACTCCCATGATTGCCGCTATGCCGGCACGCCGCAGTCGCCGGCCGGCTCCTATTTCCTCTGCTTCGATCCCGACACGACGGTCGGCAGCTTCTCGGGCGGCCTGCTCTCCTACGGTTCGATCGGCGTAGCGCCGCAGCTACCGCTCGCCTTCGATGTCAATGGCGTGCTCTACCAGTTTCCGTTCAGCGGAGCGGGTAGCGGCAATGTCATCGGTTCCGGCCCGACGACGGTTGGCGGCGCCGCATGCTTCGGCAACACGCTCGGCACGCTGATCGGAGCCTGCGCCAACCCGTTCGGCAACGTCATCGCAAGCGGCTCGGTATCGAGCGGCCAGTGCGCCGTCTTCACCGGCACCGGCTATAACGTGCTCGGCGGCACGTGTGGATCAGGCGGCGGCGGTAATGTCACCGGCAGCGGGCCGACGACGGTCGGGCAGCCGTCCTGTTTTGGTAACGTGCTCGGCACGTCGATTAGCGCGTGCGGTAGCGGCATCATCGGCAACGTCTTTGCAAGTGGCGCATCGATAAGCGGCGACTGCCTCGTGTCGAACGGCTCCGGGCCGCCGGCCTATAATGTCGTCTTCGGTGCCTGCGGCTCCGGCGGCGGCGGTAATGTCACGGCAAGCGGCACGGCTGTCAGCGGCAATTGCCTGGTGTCCGATGGCTCTGGGCCGCCGGCCTACAATGTCACATTCGGCACGTGCGGCAGCGGCGCCACCGGCGGCCCGTGGCAAGTCGAGACGACGAACGGCGTCAGCGTTGCGGCATTCACCTCGTTCCTGAACCTGCCGCAGAACCCGAGCTTTGCCACGTCGCCGACCGGCAACCCGACCGGCGGCACGCTGCTCAGCACCATTTCGACGCTGAATGTGCAAGGCACGACGGCGAACGCCAGCAACCGCGAATTCCTGGTAGGCTTCGGCCTCACCAGCACTCTCGGCAATGGTGTCGCCAACAACAACGGCGACAAAGTGACGCTCTACCTGGGCGCGGTCGGCAACAGCGGCACGGGAGATCTCTGGGCGTTCAATCCGCTGCTGACGCAATCGGCCGGCTCCGGCACCTATAACGCCCAGGTCAACGAGACGGATCTCAACAACTTCAACGCCGATCGCGGTGGCACGGATGGCCCGAGCGGCTACCCTTCGCATGTCGCTGTCGGCATGTCCGTCTCTGGTGCCTCCGATTTCCACGGCTACACCAACACGGCCGGCATCGCGATCGACTCTTTTGGCGGGCCATCCGTCAACGTGCCGCTCTGGGCGCATGGGATTTCGTTCAATGGCTTCTACAAGTGGAACGCGATTGCCGACTACGCTCAAGCGCCAACTTTTCTGGCGCTTTTCGGTGGTCATTCTTACGGTATCGATTGTTCTCAGGCTTCTATCACGTCGGGGTGCCTGAAGCTTCAGAACGGCATCAACGGCGGCATCATCGGCCAGGAGAGTTCGTTCCCGGCCAATGCGAAATTGCTGCGCTACGACGGCACGAACATTTACTTCGCCGAGACGGGTGTCGGCGGCGTCTTCATTGCCGCACCGCTGACGCCATCGTCAGCGAATACCTATGCGATCGGCGGCCCGTCGACACGTTTTGCGACGATGTACGCTAATGCATTCGATGCATCCGTGAACATGTTCGTTAACGGCACGCAGGTCGCGACCGCCTCCGGCATCGCCGGACAGTGCGCGCAGTTCACATCGGCGCAGATGATCGTCGCAACCGGCTCGGCCTGCGGCTCGGGCGGCGGCGGTTCCGTCACCTCTGTCTCGGCCGGCACCAACATGACGGTGAGCCCGACGACAGGCGCCGTCGTCGTGAACTTGTCGGCCACGCCGAACGGCCTCACGAGCCTCGGAGTCGGCACGTCGACAGTCACATCCACGATCACGGATAACGGCACGCTCGGCGTCTCCGGTGCCGCGTCGTTCTCGAGTGCCGTCGATCTGGCTGGCTCCGTCGAGATGAACGGCCTGATCAGCGGGACGCCGGCAAACGGCCTCTGCCTCACGAGCGCGTTCCAGGTTGTCGCGTGCGCGGTGCCGGGCGGCGGCGTGACATCGGTCACATCCGGCAATGGCGACATCTCCGTCAGCCCGACGACTGGTGCTGTGGTCATCACGCTCAATCCCACGCCGATCCTGACCGCCTTGACGGTGGGCACTGTCACGAACATCGCGACGATCACGGACAACGGCACAATGGCTGTCTCGGGAGCTGCGGCGTTCAATAGCTCATCATCGTTCGCCGGCTCCGTCCAAATGACCGGTTTGACCGGCGGCACGCCGACGAAGTATGCTTGCTTCGACAGCACAGGGTTGCTCGTCGCCTCTACTTCAGCTTGCTAAGGATCAACCACATGCGGATCATCATCGGAATTGGCCTGCTGCTCATCCCGTGCGCCGCGCTCGCGCAAAGTGCTGCCCCAGCGGCGGCCGATTATAATTCCCAAGCGCTCAGCCAGCGTTACATGCAGGAACTCAACAACAGCATTCAGTGGCAGGCGCGCGCGCTCGCCGACGAGGATCAGTTGAAGGCGCTGCAGAAGCAGATCGACGACGAGAAGAAGGCGCCCGCGCCGGCTACTGCGCCTCCGGCTGCCGATCCGCCGAAGTAGGATATTTTCATGGGGAACAGCCCGACCGGACCCGCGGATATCGTCAATCGAGCAATCGTGTTGATGGGCGGGTTCAATTCCAATGTTCCTCTGACCGGCGTGCCGCCGATCTTCGACGGCACGCCACTCGGTCTCGCAGCTGGCGCTGCCTACGGCGGTGTCGTGCAGACGGTCGGCAAGGCGTGTGGATGGGACTTCGCGCGCAACGTCGCGGTGCTCGTGCTCAGCGGCAACAGCCCGCCTTATGGCTGGTTCGCAGAATACCTCTATCCGACGAACGGCATCGAAGTCCGGCAGGTTCTCCAGTCCGTCGCGGCACAGGTCGCGTCCGATCCAAACAACCCGGCGCCGCAACTCTGGCAGACCGCTAACAACGTCGTGGCCGGCGCCACGCGCAAGGTCATCTGGTGCAATCTCGTGAACGCGCTGGCGGTCATCTCCGGTCAGCCAATTGAATCGGCATGGGATGCGGGATTTACCGAGGAAGTCGTGCGCCTTCTGGCCTCCGACCTCGCGATGGCGGTCGCTGGCAGGCCGGAGACGGGCCAACTCGAATATGAACGATCGAACAATGCCGCCCAGATCTTCCACGGGCGGGAGGGTTGATCCGTGGCCAACGTGCTCGTCCATCCGGAAGACTTCGTCAACGCAGCCCTCGGTCGCATCGGCTACAAGCTGCGGATCGGCTCGTTCTTCGACGGCAGCGAAGCGAGCAAACTGGCGCTCGACATCTACGGCCAGACGCGCGACCAACTGCTTCGCCTGAAGGATTACGATTTCGCGCAAAAGATTGCCGCCGCTGTCGTGGCGCCGGGCGCGGTGCCAACGCCGATCTGGCAGTTTCAATACCTCTATCCGACAGACTGCGTGCGGCTGCGCGACATGTACGCGCCCGGCTATGACACGAACGATCCGCTGCCGAACCGCTGGACGCGCGACACGGCGCTGATCGGCGGCGTCATGACGGAGATCATCTTCGCCAATATCTCGCCGGCCATGCTGGTCTACACCGAACAGGTGACGGACCCGAGCCTCTGGGATGAGGGCTTCGGCGAGACGATGATTGCATCGTTGGCCCGGCGGCTCGCGCCGGCCCTCGCGTCGTTGGACGTGGCGAAGCTCGAGGCGCAGGATGAAGCGACGATGATCCAGGCGACCGGGGATATTGTCGGATGACGATCCTCACCTCGATCCAAAGCCCGGAAGACGCGATCAACGCGGCCCTTATCCGCATCGGCTTCACGCGCCGCATCGATCAGATCTATGAAGGCACGCCGGCCGCGCGCGCCGCGGTGCTGATCTACGGCCAGACGCGCGACGATATCCTGCGGACAGGCGACTATCGATTTGCCGTGCGGCAGGCGGCGTTGGTCAAGTTGAAGGCGGCCCCAGCTGGCGGCTACAGCCCAATGACGCCATGGAGCGCCGCGCAGTACCCCGCCGTGCCATGGATCTATTCCTATGCCTATCCGATCGATTGCTTGCGCCTGCTGTCGCTGCGCACTGCGCCGATGATTGTGCCGGTGTCGAGCCCGCGCGCCGTCACATGGTCAATCGACAATGACAACAGCTACACGCCGCCGCAGAAAGTTATCCTCACGAACCTCGGCGGCGCGCTGGCAACATACACGGCGCGTGTCACGGATTTGGCGCTGTGGGACGCCGCGGCCGTGGAAGCTTTGATCGATGCTTTGGCGACGAACCTCGCGCCGGCCCTTGCCAATCTGGATTCGCAGAAGATCGAGGAAGCCGCCGAAGCCCGCGCGGCGAACACGGCCGAGCATCTGGAAGGATGAGCCATGACCAGCCCGGCCGATCTCGCGAATAGGGCTCTTGACGCCGCCGGCGCTGATTTCACGATCGGCGATATCGAAGAAGGCGGCAAGGTCGCGGAGATCATCCGCCGCGTCTATGTGCCGGCCCGGCAGCAGCTTCTCCGCACGGCGCGCTGGCCCTTCGCGCGGCGCCAGGCCGACCTCGCCCTTCTCGCCGATCGCTTCAGCCAGACGCCGGACCTGCCGAACCAAGTCATCTGGCCGTGGCGCTTCGAGTACCAATACCCGATCGACTGCCTGCAAATCCGCTTCGTGCCGGCTGACGAATGCCGGCCGGTCGAGATTTCGGCACCCCCGAACGCCACGCCGGGCGGCAATTTCGTGAACGTGAACGTCGGCGCAAACTACGTGCTGCCAGGCGTCAACACGATCGGCTCGCGCACGCAGCACCACACGCAGCTGCGCCAGGGGCGTTTCCTCGTCGCGGTCGATCCGAACTATCCGGGCCTCGTCGGCGCCATCACGGACAATAGCCAGAACCCGTCATTCGGCAGTGTCCAAGGTGTCGGGCCGACCGGGCGCACCGTGATCCTAACCAATGTGCGACGCGCGCAGGCGGTCTATACGATGGATGTCGAGTATCCGGACGAGTGGGATGTGTCGTTTCAGGAGGCGTTTGTCGCCTACCTGACCAACCTCATCGCGCTCCCGGTTGCCATCGCGCTCGATAAGGACAAAAAGTTCGGCCTCGAGATGGAGGCGCGGGCAATGGCGAAAGCGAAGGGTCTCATCGGGCAGGCGCGCGTGGCGGCGGCGAACGAAGGACAGACGACCACTGACAGCACGCCCGATTGGATACATGGCCGCTTCCGCGGCGGCATCCCATTCGGCGCTGGCGGCTTCGGCGATGGTTTCGGCTTTTCGGGCAGTGGAAGCGGCGGTATCTACAGCGAGGAATGCGGGCCGACAGTCTTCGGGAACGGGAGCACCTGGTAAGTGGCGATCCCCTTCGGCCGCTGGAACTTCGCCGCCGGTGAATTGGCGCCGGGCCTCTGGGGTCATATCGATTTCGCGAAGTACCAGATCGGTCTCTCGACCTGCCGCAATGCCTTCATATCGTACCGTGGCGGGGCATATAGCCGCGCCGGAACGCACTTCGTCGGCTACTCGAAGCAGACTCAAGTCGGCACGCTGCCGCCGCGGCTGATCACATTCCAGTTCAATATCAACCAAGGCATCTGCATCGAGGCCGGGCACCATTATTTCCGCTTCATCATCGACGGCGCTTTCGTGCTGGAGCCAGAGATCACGATCACGAATATCACGCAGTCGAGCCCGGCCGTCGTCACCGCGGCGAACAGCTACACGAACGGCGATTGGGTGTTTCTCGACGATATCACCGGCATGACGGAGTTGAACGGCCGGACAGCCATCATCGGCAATGTCACGCCGATGCATTTTTCTCTCTTCGACGTGTTCAGCCAGCCGATCGATACGACGAGTTTCCCGGTCTATGCCGGCGGCGGCGCAGCGGCGCGCCTCTACACGCTGGCGACGCCATGGGCCGAGCAGGATTTGCAATGGCTGAAATGGACGCAGAGCGCCGACGTGATGAGTATCTGCTGCTGGAACCAGCAGACGAACATCGGGCCGGGCGGCGATGTCTCCTATCCGGCCTACGACCTGAAGCGCATCACGGACACGAATTGGACGCTCACGCGGTTCTCGGCCACAACTTCGGTGCAGCCGCCGAACGGCCAAGTCATCACGGCCAGCAATGTGAACACCAGCGCGCAGGCTCCCCCGACCGAATATTCTGCCGTCGTGACCACCGTCAACCAGCTTACCGGCGAGGAAAGCCAGGCATCCGAGGTCCTGACATTCTATGGCTCCGTGGACATTTCCACGGTCGCCGGCTCCATCAAGATCACCTGGGCGCCGCAGCCGGGCCAAGTCTATTACAACGTCTATTTTGCCCAAGCCGCGGTACTGACGCACGTGCCGCCAGGCTCGCTCTATGGCTACACCGGCACGGCTTTCGGCAACGAATTCGTGAACACCAATATCCAGCCGGATTTCAATCAGGTGCCCCCGCTGCATCTAGATCCGTTCGAGCCGGGCCAGATTTTGTTCGTCATCGTGACGAATGGCGGATCGAGCCTGACCAGCGTCACGGCGACGATCACGACTTCGACCGGATTGGGCTTCGCTGGATATCCGATCATCGTCGGCGGTGTGCTGACAGCATACATCGTGACCAACGGCGGCAAGTTCTATGAGCCTGGCGACGCGATCGTTTTCAATGGCGCGGCGTTCGCCACCGGCGCCATCAGCTTTTCGGTCAACCCGTCGAACGGCGACACGATCACGCTGAACGGCGTCGTATGGACTTTCGTCACCAGCGGCGCCGCCGGCAGCCAGACGAATATCCAGGCGACCTTGAGCCTTACCATGGCGCAGATCGCGAACGATTTGAACGCGTCCGTCAATCCGAGCCTCGCGGTCGCGTCCTACATCGCCGAGCCGATCGGCAACGCCACGAATATCACGATCACCTATGACACAGCAGGGCCGGCGGGCAACAGCTACACGCTGGCGGCATCGGCCGGCACGCCATCCGGGCCAACCTTGACCGGCGGCGGTGGGGCTGGCTCGCTCGCAGGCACGATCGATATCGGCCCGCAGACGGGCACCTACCCCAGCGCCGTCCAGTATTTCCAACAGCGTCGGTTCTACGCCGCGACGCCGAACCAGCCAGATACCTATTTCGCGAGCCAGCCGGGCGCGTTCAACAATTTCGATTTTCGCATCCCGACGATCGACAGCGACGCGATTACCGGCAGCCCGTGGAGCGTGCAGGTGAACGGCATCCAATGGATGGAGCCGATGCCGGGCGGCCTCGTCGTGCTCACCGGCCAGCAGGCTTGGCAGATCGGCGGCGCGGGTTCGAGCCCGCTCCAGCCGCAGGCGATCACGCCGGCGAACCAGCAGGCCGAGGCGCAAGCTTTCAACGGCTGCAGCGCGTACATGCCGCCGATCCGCAAGGATTACGATATCGTCTATCTCCAGGCGCTCGGCTCCATCTTCCGCGACCTGTCGTACAACATCTATGCCGGCATCTATACCGGGGTCGATATCACCTATCTCTCGAGCCATCTCTTCACCGGCCTGCAAATGCGCGAGGCGGCATGGTGCGAGGAGCCGTATAAGATCATCTGGGTAACCCGGCAGGACGGCATCCGCCTGTCGTTCACCTTTTTCAAAGAGCAGGAGGTTTTGGCATGGGCACGCCACGACACTCAGGGCCTCACATGGTCTGTGACCTCCGTCATCGAGCCGCCGGTGGATGCGCTCTATCTGGCGACACAGCGCGCGATCAACTCGCAAAACAGCTTCATGATCGAACGCGAAGACAACCGGACCTGGGACGGCGTCGAAACCTGCTGGTGCGTCGATGCTGGATTGTCGTTGTCGCAACCCACACCAGCAGCAAATCTGACGATCGTGCCGATCGACGGGCTTGGATCGATTACCGCGATCACGAATTTTGACGGCGGCAACAGCTACTCGCCTGGCACGACGCTTTCGGTGCTAGACCCGACCGGCGCCGGGGCAACATTTACGCTGACGGTCGTCAACGGTGTGATACAGCCGCCCGTCATCGTTACCGGCGGCCAGTTATATACGAACCCGAAGCTGATCTTTAACGATCCGCAGGGCATCGGCGCCTACGCGACAGGCACCGCCGTCATCAGCAACGCGACAACGCTGATCGCCGACGCCGCGGTATTCTCGCCGGCCTCAATCGGGCAAGTCGTGCGCGGCGCCTCCGGCATCGCCGTCATCGAGACGTTCCTCGATAGCAAGCACGTGATTGCCAACGTCACGCAGCCGTTCCAGACGACGCAGGATAATTCGAATTTCGTCGTCGTGCAGAACGGCCAGTGGACGATGACGCAGCCGGTGGACGAGGTGTTTGCGCCGCACCTCACCGGCGCCACGATTACCGGCATCGCGGATGGCCAAGTCATTCCGCCAACCGTCGTCGGGCCGGGCGGCTTGATCACGCTTGCCAGTTCTGCCAGCCAAATCACCGTTGGCCTGCCGTTTCAGGTGCAGATCCAGACGCTACGGCCGGAAGGTGGGCAACCCACGACGCAAGGGATGCGCAAGAAGATCGGTGCCGTGACGGCGCGCGTCGAGAACAGCCTCGGTTTCGAGATCGGTGTCAACCAGCCGGACGGCTCCGCGCAGTCGCCTTCGCAGATCGTTGCGAACTGGACCGGCATGACGCCCGTGCCGGCGCCTGGCAAGCCGATCGGGCTGCCGCCCTATCAGTCGAACATCGTGCCGCTATTCACGGACGATGTGCGTGTGCCGCAGGCGAGCGGCTGGGACAAGCACGGCCAGGTCGCCTTGCAGCAGAATCAGCCGCTCCCGCTCCAATTGCTCGCTGTCGTGACCGAGTTCCTTGAGGGCGATCTGCCCGACGCCGCCGTATCGCCGCGGCCGCCCGGCGCGCAGGCCGGCAAGCAGGGCTGGACGGTCTGATGGACGGCTCCGGCTGGCTCCCAGCCCCTTCCGGCCGCATTGTGACCGTCGAAGCGAGGATTGCCCATATCCGCATGCTGGTGCCGGCGCTGCGCGATGCCGACCGGGCCGAGATCGAGGCCCAAGGGCAGACGCCCCGCCATCTGCTGTTCCGCCTCTGGCGCTGGTCGGTGATCCGGCGCACGGTCTTCGTCGATGGTGAGATCGCTGCGATGTGGGGATGCGAGGGCTCGCTGCTTGGCCGCGTCGCTGCGGCTTGGCTCTATACGACGCCGGCAGCCGCCCGCGTGCCGATCGGCTTCCTGAAAGCGGCGCAAAGTGGTATCCATCAGATGAGACAGCACTTCCCGGTGCTGATCAGCGATGTCGATGCCAGCTACGAAAGGTCGATCCGGTTCATGCAGCTTCTCGGCTTCCATGTCGGCGAATCCTTTGAGCTTCCGAGCGGCGCGCTGTTCCGCCGGCTGACGTTGGGGGAATGATGCCGCACTTTCACAAGATCGGCACCGGCTGCAACGTTGCCCCGCTCGTCGCCCAAATAGGCGAGCACCCGGAACTCTGGAACCAGCACAATGTGCGCAAGGTGTCGGCCGGGTCGCCGCATGCCGAGATGGACGACATATGGCTGCGCTACAATCGATATGAGCGGTTCTGCGGCGATCGGTCGACGTTCAACGACGAGCACGTACCCGTCTGGTATCCGGCGGCGCGCGTGCTGACCGCGGCGCGGCCGATCCTCTTCGGCATCATGGCCGCAGTCCAGGGCGAGATGCTATGCGGCGTCTTCATCACGCGCATCCCGCCGGGCGGCAAGATCCTGCGGCATATCGACCGCGGATGGCACGCCGAGGCGACGGACAAATTCTACGTGGCACTCAAGAGCCCGGCCGGCTCAGCCTTCCATTGCGATCACGATGGTGAAGCAGAGAGCATCTACCCGGAAATCGGCGATATCCATATGTTCGACAATCGCAAGCTGCATTGGGTCACCAACGATAGTGACCACGAGAAAATGACGCTGATCGTCGCCATAAAAACTGAAATGTTCGGGAGGGTTTGAGCATGGGCATTCCCGACGCGCTCGACTTCAATATCCCGCAGCCGCGGGTGACGGACATGATCACGGCAGACGGCATCCTGATCAAACAGATCGAAATCGACGCGATCCATACCGTCGTCCCGCAGCACAGCCACGTCTACGACCACACGAGCGTCATTCTTGGCAGCGTGCGCGTCTGGTGCGACGGCGAGCTGCTTGGGGACTTCACCGGCCCGAAGATGCTGCTCATCAAAGCCGGCACGAAGCACACCTTCCTGACGCTGACGCCGTTCGTCACGATCCTCTGCATTCACAATGCCCTCCATCCCGACGTGGCTGCCGTGCTGGAAGAGCATCATCTGGTCCAGGGGGAGCCGTAAAATGCCGATTGGCTATGTTGCGGCCGCTGGCGCGGTCATCTCGGCGGCGGGTGCGATCGCCAACGGCATATCGCAATCGAATATGTCGTCCTATCAGGCCAAAGTCGCACGAAACAACGCGCTGATCGAGCAGCAGAACGCGAACTATGCCGAGCAGGGCGGCAATGTCCAGGCGTTCAATCTCGCACTGGGAAACCGCGGCCAAGGCGGCAGGCTAAAGGCCAATCAGGCGGCTGCCGGGATCGATGTGAACAGCGGCTCGGCCGTAGCTGCGCAGGCATCGCAGCGCGAGGTGGGGCTATCCAACGCGCAGCAGACCGTGGCGAATGCGAACCGGCAGGCTTATGGCTACCGCGCGCAGGCAATGGGATATCAGGCGCAGTCGACCGCGGATAGGACGGCTTCGGAAAACGAATTGATCGGCGGCTTTCTCAGCGCCGGCGGAAGTGCTGCGGGAGCCGCCGGGGATCTATCTGGCGGCGCTCCGACCTGGAATTATAATCTGCCGGCCGATCAGTCATCCGGGACCATGATCGGGATATAAATGGCAACCAACCCGGATATTTTTGCACCATCGGTCGAGCCGCAGACACAGGCGCCCAACGACACGATCCATGTCGATGCGCCGTCCGCCGCGTTCGGCGCTCCGATCGCACAAGGGTTGGAAAAGCTCGGCCAGGGGGTCCATCAGGCTGGCGAATTCTGGGGGCAGGTACAGACCGACCACCAGCTTAACGGCGCTTATCAGCAGGGCGAGCAGATCCTTGCGAATTACAAGAAGCTGCAAGGCCAGGATGCGCTCAATGCGCAGGCGGCGACGAAGCAGCAGCTCGAAGACGTGTTTGCGAAGGGCGGCGCCGGGCTGACAACGGCACGGCAGAGGCTTCAATTCGACAACACGAGCCGCGCATATCTGGACCGGTTCCTTGCGCCGCAGATCGATAACCACGCTGATCAGCAGGGGCAGGGCGTCGCGATCAATACGTTCACTGATGGAGCGAAGCGGGCGTTTGGCCAGGTCGGCGCGGTCGCGGACAATCCTGCGCTCGTCGAAGAGCAGGTAACGCATGCGGCTGACTATCTGGTGAACGCCGCGCACGCGCGCTATGGCGCCAACGCGCCTGACGAGATCATCGATCAGGCTGTGGCGCAGGCGAAGCAGGGCGTCTACAAGGCACAGGTTGAAGCGCTCGCCGTCAAAAACCCGGCGCTGGCGCAAAAGGTGCTTGATTCGCACAAGGACGATCTCGGTGAGGCATACGCGCCGCTGGCCGAACATCTTCAGTCGCGAGCCGATTACGATACCGGCGTGCAGGCTGGCCAGAAAGCGATTGCCGCAACTGGCCAGAGCTTCCTGAACGGCGCCCCGGGCACGCAACAGCCGGCCGCTGGCGGTGCTCCCGTCGTGAAGGTGAGCGCCAGCGCCGCGCCGACGCCACAGGCGAACGCGCTGCTCGATGTGATCGCTGGCCCGGAAAGCGGCGGCCAGTACAATGTGCTCTACGGCGGCGGCACGTTCAGCGACCTATCGCAATTTCCGCATTGGCAGGGCGCGCAGGGACCGGCAGGAACGACGCATGCGGCCGGCGGTTTCCAGTTCGAGCCGGCGACATGGAATGAGGCGCAGCAGGCAACCGGAGTTCCAGATTTCTCGCCGCAGTCGCAGCAGAAGGCCGCATGGTGGCTAGCTTCGAATACCTATCAGAAGGGGACCGGTCGCGACCTGCAAGCCGATCTCGCCCAGGGCAAAACGGATCTCATCGCCCCAGCGCTTCAATCGCAATGGCCGTCGATCAATCAGAATTCGATCGCGCGCCTGAATTCTGATCTGCAGACGGTCTCAGCCGGCGCCGGCAGTCTCCCGTCCGCGGCGTTCAAGGCGAGCGCCTATGACAAGCTGATGCAGGACCCGGCGCTGCGCGACAATCCGCGCGCATTCCAGCATGCGCTTTCCTATGTGAACGAGCAGGCGTCAGCCGCCTCCATCGCCAGCATGGAGAATGAGAAAGCGCGCAAGGAAGCAGCCGAGGCATCCGGCAACGCCATCGTGACCGATGCGCTCAACGGCAAGGTCGACGGCATAGCGGGCCGCATCGCCAACGATCCGAACCTCGATTGGCAAAGCAAGATCCACCTCACGCAGTCGATCGAGGCCATGACGGCGCGCGATGCCGGCCGGGACACGAAGACCTATGGGCCGCAATTCTGGAATGCCTATCAGCGCATCCATCTGCCGGACGGCGACCCGCAGAAGATCACGAGTCCGACGCAGCTCTACGCTTCCGGGCCGAACGGCGATCTCACCATGTCCGGCATCGACAAGCTGTCCGAGGAAATCCAGGCCAAGAAGACACCGGAGGGCGAGGCCGAGGCGACCATGCGGCGCTCGTTCCTCACCAACGCGCGATCGATGATCAGCGGTGCCAATGAGCATTTCGGCGTGACCGATCCGAAGGGGGATGAACTCTTTCTCAAATTCCAGGCGCAATTCTGGCCGTCCTACCAGAAGGCGCGCGAGGCCGGCGAGAGCCCTGAAAACCTGCTCAATCCGGACAGCCCGAAATATCTGGGGCCGAAGCCGGGCTCGCCGTTCATCCGACCGCCGGACCAGTGGGCTGCCGACACGAGCCTTGCCAACGCGGGCAGCGCGAACCAGAATGCGCCGAAGGTGGATTTGTCCACACCCGAAGGCATCGGCGCCGCCGTGCAGAACAAGCAGCTCGACTACTGGCACGCTCGCGATTTGCTCGAGAAGATGGGTAAGCGGTCACGTGACCAAATCGACCCGATCCCGATTGCGCACTGATGGCTGACGAACAGACGATCGAAGATCTGATCGGACCACCGCCGGGCCCGCGTCCGCAAGCTGCGGCACCTGGGCAGCCGGGCCAGGAACAGACGATCGAAGATATCATTGGCCCTGCGCCCGGGCCGCGCCCGGCCTATCAGCCGCCAGCCACGATCTACGACCGCATCTTCCATGATCCGCAGAATCCCTACGGCAAGCTGCTCGGCGATTTCGGGATGGGCTTCTCGGAAGGCTATGGCACTGGGCCGCTCGGCGTCGGCGAGGAAACCGAGAAGTGGATGCGCGACAACGGTGTGTGGCAGGACGAGCAGAAGAAGCAGGAGGATATCAAGAACGCCTGGTCGAAGGGACAGATCTGGCCGCTGATACCGGGGCTCGGCCACCAGATCCTCTATGAAGGCATCCAGCGGCCGGCGCAGGCGTTCCAGTTTGTCCAGCGCGGCTTTCAGGGCGTCGTCAGCGGCCTATCTGCGGCCGGCGGCGGTGTCGCGGAACAGACCGGCATTCCGCAGGTTGTGAGCCGGGCCGGTGGCCAGGAATACCAGCCGGGCCAGCTCGGCGCCGAAGTGGCGCAGGGCGTGCAATCCGAATTCATGGCGCCAGGCGCGCTCCATGCTGCACCGGCCGAGATTTCTGCCGAAGCGCCGGAAGCTGCGGCCGCGCGCACCGAAGCAGTGTCCCGGCTCAATCCTCAGCAGCCGGCCACGGTCGCCGGCACGATCCGCGATGCCAAGTCGATGGGCATCATCGGCACGCTGAAGAATGACGAGGGCGTATGGAAGGGAACCGTTGACGCACCATATCCGGCGCCGGCTCCGCTGGCGGCACGCGCCGCGGATGCTGAAGCAGGCATACCGTCGCCACCATCGGAACCGATCGAGCCGCCGGCCGAACCGCCCGATATCCACGCCGTAGCGCGGCAACTGGCGCCCGATACGTTCAGCGAGTATGACCCTCTGGCCACGCGCAAGGCGACATTCCAGCGTTGGCTCGGCGAGATGCAGCGCGATCAGATCGATGAAGCGACCGGGCCGTATCGTGAGCAGATCGCCGATCTCGAAGCCAAGATGCAGGACGCAACACCGCGGCTCACGAAGAAGTATCAGGCGCGGATCGACGATTTGAACGACCAATTGGACGACGCGCGGCAAGGGGCACTTGCCGACACGCCTGATATGGCCAAGATTCGCGAACAGCTTCAACGGGTCGATTACCGGATGCGCGACCTGGCGCCTGAGGTATCGGACGCCTATCGGCGGGCACAGGAGCAGATCGGGCCTGCGGCCGAGGAAGCTGAAACTCCAGTCGGCGCCGAACCGCCGCCGGCAGAACCGGAAGCGCCGGCCGCCCAGGTCATCCCGGCCGCTGCCGAGCAAGGCGAGCCTGTCGTTACAGCCGAAGAAGTAATTCCCCATCCCAATATCGCGGCCGAGATGGAATCAAATAAAGATTTGCGCAGGTCTTGGGCTGGTCTCGATGCTGCCGATCGGCGCCGTGTCAATGAGATTGAATCGCATCTTCCGAAAAATATCCTTGCCGACAATGAAGAGCACATGCGTCTCGCTGACGAACAGGAAGCCCTATTCGAGAAAGGGCGCAGTCAGCTCCGCGAGAAAGTATCGGCTATTGGTCAGGAAGCGCCAGCAGCCGCGCCGCGCGCCTCGGCGCTCAACATCGCCGACGACGTGTCGCAAAAGTTGGTGCAAGCCGGACGCCCGCAGGAAGAGGCCGACGCGGCTGCACAGATTGTCGCCGCCCATTACGAGGCGCGGGCCGATCGGTTCGGGGGCGCCAAGGGTTCGCCCGACGAGATGTATCAGCGCGACGCGGCGCAGATCAAAGGCGGCGAGATCGGCGGCCGGGCTGGCGGCGCATCGGGCAAGGCACAGGTCAAGAACGGCCGGACGATCATCACGCTTTTCCGCAAGGCCGACGCTTCCACCTTCCTGCATGAGACGGGGCACCATTGGCTCGAAGAGTTGATGAGTGACGCCAAGGATGAGCAGGCGCCCCAAGCTGTGAAGGATGATGCGGCAGCCGTGCGCAAATGGGCCGGCGCCGACCAGACAGGGACGCTCACAACCCGCCAGCACGAGAAATTCGCCAGGGCATTCGAGCGCTATTTCCTCGAAGGGCGTGCGCCATCGTCACGGCTGGCTGGTGTCTTCGAACAGTTCAAGGGTTGGCTCGGCCAGATCTATGGCGCAGCATCCAAGATGCGCGAGGCGATCACGCCCGATATCCGCGACGTGTTCGACCGGCTGCTGACGAAGCCGTCCGAGCGCGCCGTGACCGCGCCGGAGCCGGCCAAGGAATTCGCCGATATCCACGAAGCGGATGCGGCCCACACGCCGCCGGCACGCGCTGCCGAAGCGGCCGACACGATCGAGCAAGAGATAGATCAACTGGCAGCGCAGCGCGCGCCGCAGATCGCGGAGGCGATCCATGGACCAGAAACCGCCCGACCCGACACCGGAGAGCCCGGAGCCGGAAACGCCGGAGCAGCAGGCGTTGCAGGAGAGCCAACGCCGGCTGGTAGCACTCCAGGCGGCGGCAGAGAACCCGAACCTGTCGGCGCAGGAGAAGGCACTGGCGGCCAACCTGCTGCGCAGCCAGGGCGCGGCACTACAACTCAGGCAGAAGGCGCTGCAGCACCGACAAGGCAGCCAGTTGCCACCGGCAGAACAGTCGGAGCAACCGCAGGAGAAGCCGGAGAGCGGCCTGTCGGGCCTCACTCCAAACTAGTGGATGCGCCGGGCCGGTACGTCGACAAGGCCGGCAACATCCGGCTCGAAAACCTCAACACGCCGGAGGACCTGAACCGCTATTTCCGTGAGATGGCGGAGCAGAACGACGACTTCATGGCGGCGCGGCGTGGCGTGGTGTCCGATGCGCAGGCGATGGACGCGGCTGACGCCATGGGCCTCAAGGCGTCCGACCTCAGTATCCAACGGCTTCGGCAGGAATTCTCGGCCGAACGGATTTACGCGACCCGGCAGCTTTTCATTCAGGCCGGAGCCGACGTGTCGAATGCGGCGAAGCTGGCGGCGCAGGGTGATCTTGGCAGCCTGGCGGCCTACGCCGAAGCCCGCTCCCGCCTTCGGATGGTGCAAGAATATCTCTCGGCGATAACGGCCGAAGCCGGCCGCGGCCTGCGCGCCTTCCGCAATGTCGGCGAAGGCTTCGGAAAGGCGAAGGATCTGGCGGCGCTCGTCGGCGATTTTCAGGAGACGAAGACCCTCTTTCAGATGCAGGAAGAGGCGAAGCGGATCAGCGAGTTAGACACGCCGGCCAAGGTCAACAAGGTCATCCGCGATGCGGACAAGCCGAGCCTCGGCGGCATGCTGCTTGAGAGCTTCGTCAACGGCCTCATATCGAACCCGATCACGCACACGACATACGCGGTCGGCAACGCGACGCTGGCGCTATGGAAGACGATCCCGGAGACGATGGTTGCTGCGGGCCTGGGGCGCATTAAGGAGATCCTGACGGGCGCCCCGATCGAGGAACGCGTGCGGCTGCAGGAGACGGGCGCCCAGGTCTATGCGTTGATGAAGGGCCAGCGCGACGGCTTCCGCGCGGCGTGGCAATCGATGAAGTCCGGCCAGACGGCGGAACTGCCGCAAGAAATCATGGACCGGATGACCGGCCCGCAGCGCTCGAAATACGACGACGCTATCGCGGACGGCGCCAGCCACGATCAGGCGCTCAAGATCGCCGGTAGCATGTCGGACATCAAGACGCCGTTCACGCAGACGAAGCAGATCCCCGGCGTCGTCGGTGCGATCGTCCGCGCGCCCGGCGAACGCATGGTGGCGCCGATCCATTCCTATTTCCGCACAATGAACTACGAGCGCGGCATCGCGGCGCTGGCTGTGCGGCAGGCATTCAAGGAAGGGGCCGAGGGCGACAGGTTCAATATGCGCGTCGCCGATCTCACGCAGAACCCGACGCCGGCCATGATGGAAGCGGCTAGGGCGCAGGCGACGGAACTGACGCTGATGGGGCACGGTGGCGAGCTCACGCGGCGTTTCGGCGCTCTGACGAAGTGGGAACCGAATATCCCGCTGCTGGGCAAGACGAAGCCGATCGCGTTCATCGACCCTTTCGTCACGATCTCGTCGAACATCATCAGCCAGTCGCTCGTGGAGCGGTCGCCGCTCGGCCTTCTGTCCGGCAAGATCCGCGAAGATCTGTCGGGCCGGAATGGCACCGTGGCGCAGACGGAGGCCGCATCGAGGATGCTGTGCGGTACGGCCCTTGCGATGGTTGGCGGCGGCTTGGCGGCGGAGGGGATCATTACCGGTTCCGGGCCGTCCGATCCGCACAAGGCCATGCTCTGGCGTGCCCAGTACGGCCAGCCGCATAGCATCCGCATCGGCAACATGTCCTACGACCTGTCGCATCTCGGCGTGCTCGGCTTCGGGCTCGGCATCGCGGCCGATGCCTATCACTCATTCCACGAGATGGAGAAGGGCAACACGATCGAGGCGGCGCAGAACCTCGCGCACAGCTTCGCCCAGAATTTCCTTGACCAGTCGTTCATGAAGGGCGTCTCCGACCTGATGAAGGCGCTCGACGACAACGACCGGTACGGCGAGAGCTATGCGCGCAATCTGGTCGCGTCCGGTCTGCCGTTCTCGTCGGCGCTCGGCCAGGCGGCGCACATGGTCGATCCGTTCCAGCGTCAGGCGCGTACAATCCTCGACGCGGTGAAGGCCAAGATCCCGTGGGAATCGGAGACGCTGCAGCCGCGTATCGACATCTGGGGCCAGCCGATCCCGAACAAGGAATTCGTCGGCCTCTATGCGACGCGGCTGGCAAACGATCCAGTGAATAAGGCGATCCTCGAATTGCCGGGCGCGGCACCCGGGTTGCCGGAGCGGAAAATTACTGGCATCGAACTGAACGACCGGCAATACACGCAATATTGCCAGATCGCCGGCCAGATCGCGCACAACATGCTCGCCGCCCGCGTCGCTAATCCGATGTGGTCGCAGATGCCGGTGCTGATCCGGCACGACATCGTGAAAACGGCGATCGAGGGCAGCCGGGCCATGGCGCGGGCGCGGCTCAAGATCGGTTCCATCGGCTCTGACAATGACATCATCGCGAAGGCGCTCGGCAACAAGCGGGCGCAGATGGACGCCGAACCGGTGAACCCTGACGACTTCTGACCGGGCGAGACAGACCCCCGCATGTTGTGATATCTTGCGCGCGCCTTCCTATCGGGAGCACGATCGATGGTCGCCGCAGCACATTCGCCACGCCAGGCCGTAAAGCCGGCACCGCAGCGCACGCCGCACGCCAAGCCAGTCCAGCGCAGCTACGAAAAGCCGTCCCTCGCCAAGCATTCCCTGGGTGTCGCTGGCCCGAAGCACGAGGCCAAGCAGGAGCCGTAGCCTTGAAGCACATTCTCGCTGCGGCGGCGCTTCTGGCGCTCTGCATCTTCGGCCACGCGGAAGCCCAGGCGCCGGGCTCTGGCGGCAACGTCAACGCATCCGGCACCGTCACGAATGGGCAATGCGCCGTTTTCACGGGCGTCAGCTACAACGTGCTGGGCGGCTCCTGCGGAAGCGGCGGCTCTGGTGTCTCGAGCTTCAATACGCGGACGGGGGCCGTTGTTCCGACCAGCGGCGACTATTCGTTCTCCCTCATCTCGGGCACGGCGACGCTCGGTCAGCTCGCGGCAGAAGCCGCCAACACGGTTGTGGGGAACGGCACCGGTTCGACCGCAGCCCCAACCGCCGTCGCCGTCCCATCCTGCTCGACGGCGACCAGCGCGCTTCAGTGGACGAGCGGCACCGGATTCGGCTGCGCCACGATCGCAGGCGGCGTCACGTCGTTCAATACGCGCACTGGCGCGATCGTCCCGGCGAGCGGAGACTACAGCTTCTCGCTGATCTCCGGCAGTCTGGCGCTGGCCCAACTCCCATCCGAGGCCGCCAACACGCTGCTCGGCGCACTGACCGCGACGACGCCCAGCGCTCTTGCCGTACCGTCGTGCTCGACCGCGAACAACTTTCTGCAATGGACTAGCGGGACTGGGTTCGGCTGTGCCACATCCAGCGGCGGCGTCGCGATCTCCGGTACGCCGGCTGCAACCAATCTGGCACAGTTTACAAATTCGACGACGGTCAAGGGCGTGTCGCAGGGCGTCTTCAATGTCCGGCTCATGTACGGCGCGGTGCCGGATGGAAGTACGGATAATTCTACAGCTATAACAAATGCGTTCACGGCGAGTAATGCCTATACAAACGGTACACCGACTGTCTATTTTGATTGTGATACTGGCGCGACAACTTGTGTTTATAACTATACCGGCAGCGGAAACAGCCCAATCGCGCCGACTATCGCGACGACTATCAAATGCGCGCAAGGCGTTACTATTAACTATCTTGGAACAGCGCATGCGGCCGATATCGGTAACCAAAGTCTTTCGGCTGCTTATCCTAATAGATATACGATTGATGGGTGCCGCTGGACCGGGGGAGCTTCCTATACGGCTGGCTTTTATTTTTACACTTACAACATTGAAACTTGGGTTACTAATAACGAATTTTTCCAGTTTGGAAATCAGACAGCGTATTCTTTGGTATATAATGGAAATAGTTGGTCCCCTACCATCATGGGGAACACCTGGGTAGATCATGATGGTGTATCAAGAAACATGCTTGACGCGCACACGGCCACCAATACAAACATAAATTTTACAAATAATCGAACGGAATGTTTTACATCTGGGGGCGGAGCTTGTTCGAACTCCACTTACGGTGTAGGGGTTTGGCTATTTACTGGACAAATTATTAACAATGTTATCGCATTTCATGGGCCAGAAATAAGAATATCATCCTGCCAAACTTGCGGCGGCGGTGCGGGGATATATATCCAAAATAATCAGCTTGAAGACGCAAGCGCACTCTGGCCTACGCCAGGCATCACTTTCGGCGACCCTGGAACTACCGGAGTCAATATAGACGGCGGGAACGTCGTATTTATCGATCATAATATCTTCACTGGAATATCGAAGGCATCCGCTGTCCCATGGATCGGTCCAGAAACGGCATCAAGCGGAAATTTCACCCTCCAAAATCTAAATCTTACCAATAACAACTTCGCAATTTCCCCCGGTACTGGTGCTGTATACGTCAATGTTGGTGGTGTAGGTGGGGCATATTCTTTAAACAATTGGCACGGTGCCGTACTAATAAATCAATCAACTTCGCCTACTGTTTTCAATGCGGGGGCCACATCTGTACGCTATGGGCCAAGTTCATTCATAGGAAATGGCGGCGCATTGGCCAATTCTCCAGTAGCATTCGACTCCAGTGGAGTAAACATTGTTCGTTCATCTTTCCATAACGCGTCTTCAATTCTTACATGCCCCGATGTAAGCGGTTCCGGAACGGCGCAATCCTGTGTGACGACGCCGGAATTCGACAGCACCGGCACCAAGTTCACCCCCGCTGCCGGCGACATGATCCTCTACAAGACAACAACCACGGTCACGGGCGACGACACGATCAATGTCAATGCAACAAGCGCAGTCCATGTCCGAAAGTTCGGCGGAACGACGACGCTTGCGGCCGGCGATATCGTGGCGGGCGTCTACTATCCGCTGGTGTTCGACGGAACGTTTTGGGACATGCAGCAAAGTAATCTTGTTATGGCTGGATATACAGTAGCTACCCTACCTTCTACAGTAGCAACCGGGCAGGTCACTGGCGCTCAGGCTTATGTCACTGACGCTGTAGCCTGTACTTTCCTCGCGACCCTCACTGGCGGCGGCTCTACCGTTTGCCCGGTCTTCTATAACGGAACCGCATGGGTCGGGGCATGATGCGCGCCCTTCTCGCCCTGCTTATGCTGTTGCCGCACGCGGCGCTCGCCTTGTCCACGCTGACCGGCGGCGGCGCTGTGATCGTCAGCGTCTTGTGCAATGGCACAGTCTGGATCGTGCAATGATCGCTGGACCCCTCTTCATCCCGAACCCGATTCGGACACTTCTCGCCGCCGCCATCACCATTCCGCTGCTCAGTTGCCAGGATCAGATCACCGCGACGCCGGGCGGCGGCCAGCCGAACGCGTTCCAGCTTGAGGCGATCTTCAATCGCGTGACGGTGGTGGGCAGCGCCGGGGACAGCGTGCAGCTTACGCAGGCAACGACGGGCGCATCGCAACTCGTCATCAACGCTGGCGGCCAGTCGCTCGACATCTACGGCAACGGCACTGACACGCTCGATACGCACGGGCCGGGCGCGCCGGAAACGCTGGCGGCCGGGTCCTGGGTTTGGTTCTACTGCCTGACGCCGGGCCAATGGCAATCGACATCGCCGGGCAGTGGTGGCGGCGGTGGCGGCATTACGGCCCCGGTCATCTTCCCCGGCCGCGTCGTCATGGCCAGCGGCACAATCGTCATGACCAATGCGGACTATTACCTTGGCGTCGACAAGACGATTGCAGCGCCGACGACGGTCACGCTTCCCGCCGCTCCATCGCCGTTTCAGCAAGTCGTGATCGACGACGTGAAGGGCGACGCGGCGACGAACAACATCACGATCCAGGCAGGCGTTTCGACGGTCTACACGATAGATGTCGGTGGCCAGAACGTGGCGCTGATGTGGAATGGACTGTCGTGGCGGACGGTGGGCTAAGGAGATGCAGCACATGAAGAACCTTCTCGCCCCTCTCTTTCTTGTCGCGGCGCTGCTCGCCTCGCACGCATGGGGCGCGGTGCCGAACGCCGTCAATGGGCCGACGACGACGACGATCGGGCACTGCGCGCAGTTCGCCAACACGACGGGCAACCAGCTACAGGACGCAGCGTGCGCCGGCGCCGGGGTCACGACGTTCAATGGCCGTGCCGGCACCGTTGTGCCAACGAGTGGCGACTATACTGTGGGCCAGGTAACCGGAGCGGCGCCGAGCGCTTCTCCGGCTTTCACCGGCACCGTAACAGGGCCTGTCGGCACGTGGACGGCCGGCGGCCTCAGCGGTGTGGCCATCGCTGGCTCGACTGGCTCGTTCTCGTCCGTCATGGACACAGCGTTCAGCGCGGCCGGGCTCGTGCTCAATAATTCGAGCGGCCTCTTCAGCACGCTTCCGGTCGTGAACGGCGATTGCGTCGTCGGCACGGCTGGACAGTGGGCCGCCGGCGCGTGCAGCAGCGGCGGCACGGTCAGCCTCACTGCCGGCAACACCGGGATCGTTCTGTCGCCTTCGACGATCACCGGGACCGGCACTATTTCGATCGGCGCGCCGACGCTTACGACGATGGGCGGCATCGAGGCGGTAAACGCCGTCTCGCATAAGTGGATCAACGCCATTTCGACCGGCGGCGTCCCGCTCCTGACACAGCCGGCCTGCGCCGATCTCTCGACCGCGGCGGCGAGCTGCTCGACGGACACGACGAACGCTAACAACATCACGAGCGGCGCGTTGGCCGTGGCGAACGGGGGCACGGGCGCCACGGCGGCTGGCGCCACGGCGGCCAACAACATCGGGGCATTGGCCGAAGGCAGCAACCTTTCGGATCTCTCGAGCGCCGCGACCGCGCGCACGAACCTCGGCTTGGGCGCGCTGGCTACGCAGAGCGCCGTGACGCTGGGACAGCTTCCGAGTCTTCCAGCATATGACACGTATTGCAACGACACATCATCGACTGCATCCCCGGTAAGCTGTATTCGGGGTGTTCTGCATTCCCTTGATCCTATCTTCGGCGCTCTCGGAAACGGTTCGACCGACGACACGACAAGCCTGCAATCGTGGCTCACGGCCTGCCAGACATCGGGCTTGATCTGTTTCGTCGATGCGCCGTCATCCTGCTACAAGACGACGGCAGCGCTTTCGATCACGAACGGCGTCATCATCGACGGTGCCGGGCGCAGCACATCGATCATTTGCCCGTCTGTCGCGACGCAGGACACGATCGACATCAATACGAATGCGCCTGTCATCCTGCGGAATTTCGGTATCACGACGACGCCGACTGCGACCGCCGGGCAGTGCATCAACGTCACGGGGCCGGGCGCCAATTCGCGATCGGTGCTGTACGACCTGACGCTTTCGGGTTGCTGGGTCGGTGTGAATTC